AAAATATAAAGGTTATTTTAAATTTTAATTTAAAAAGGATAATTTTTAATAATGATGCAAAAAAATATAAATAAAACAAATAATAAATTAAAAAAAATAAAACCTATTAATGAATCATCTGATATTGATATTATATTAGGTTTTTATCCACTTTTTCTTCAAATAATGTATTTGGTACTTTTAACTTTAAATTCTAAAAAAGCATTGAAAAATATTAATAAAACATATGATACTAATATTTCTGAAAAAATATCTAAAATCGTTAGTGAAAAGGTTATAGTTTATAAAATTAAATCAAATGATATTAATGCTTTTACCTTAGGAAATAAAGATGATTTAACTCTTTATTATTTTACAGGTTTAAAGTCAAAATTAAATTTTACAGATGATGAAATTATTGCAATTCTCTTACATGAATATGGACATTGTAAAGAAGGTCATATACCTAAATCTCAAAGAAAATATGTTGCATTTGAATTATTTGTTGGGGTTGTATGGAGTATTATTTTAACCACAATTCTTACTCACGTTAAAAATATGACTACATGGGTTTCAATTAATTATTTTTCACTATTATCTCATTTGTTTTATCTTATTTTAGGTCAAAATAGAATACATGCAAGAAGTGTAAAATGGATGGAAATTGAAGCTGATAAATATCCTATTAAATATGGTTATAAAAAAGAATTTTTATCAGCTTTAAGAAAAATAAAAAAATATATTTATCAACAATTATGTAAAGGTCTTTCAGAATCAGAATGTGATGAAAAAATGAAAGAATGGACTAAATGGACTTCCTCTCAACCTATAAAAGATAGAATTGATACAGCTTCAAAAAATTTAATTTCTTTTTTCAAAATAGTATTTTCTTTATTGAAAAGTGGGAATATTGATAAATTAAAAAAAATAATTTACCTACAAAAAATTAAAAAATCTTAATTTTTAAAACTTAAAAAATTTTTAATGTAAGGGGGGTAACTACGTGTGTTTGGATAGATTTTTTTAAATTTATTTTAATAAATAAACGTAAAAGAATATAAAAGGAGAATTTTTAAAATATTATGAGCAAAAAAATACAACTTTCTGAAAATGCCTTTAAAGTAGCAAAGGCAAGATATTTTCACAATGGAGAAGATTGGGAAGCATGTGCTAGAAGAGTAGCTTTATCTGTTGCATCTATTGAAAAAGATAAGACATTTAGAGATAAATTTTTTGAAATTATTTATAATATGGATTTTATACCTGGTGGAAGAATTATAAGAAATGCAGGAAGACCTAAAGGAAGTATGTTAAATTGTTTTGTTTTAAAAATAGGTGATAGTATTGAAGAAATAGGACAATTTCTAAAAGATGCTCTTATTCTATGGTCCGAAGGTGGTGGTGTTGGTTGTAATTTTTCACCATTAAGACCAAAAGGTGATGAAATTTTAGGAAAGGGTGGACAGAGTTCAGGACTTGTTTCTTTTATAGAAGCAGCCGATTCTGTATCAAAAACAATTGAATCTGGTGGACAAAGAAGAGCCGCTGCTTTAGGTTGTGTTGATGTTTCTCATCCTGAAATTATTGATTTTATTAATGCAAAATTAAAAGATGGAAGACTATCACATTTTAATATTAGTGTTTTGATAAATGAAGATTTTCTAAAAGCAGTTGAATTAGATTCTCAATGGACTTTTAAATTTAAAAATAAAGAATATGGAAAAATTCAAGCAAGAGAAATATGGAATCTTATTATAGAGAATATGATTAAGAAAGCAGAACCTGGTCTTTTAAATTCAACAAATCTATTTAAGAATAATTCATATTATTTTGATCCTGTTGTATCAACCAATCCCTGTGTTACAGGTGATACTTTAATTGCTGTGGCTGATGGAAGAGGAAACATTCCGATTAAACAATTAGCTGAAGAAGGAAAAGATGTTCCTGTTTTCTCATTTAATTCAGTTACAAAAGAAGTTGATGTTAAAATGATGAGAAATCCAAGATTAACAAAAAGAAATGCCAAAATTTTAAAAATTGAATTAAATGATGGTTCAATATTTAGATGTACAGAGAATCATAAAATTATTATGAAAGATGGTTTTGAAATTGAAGCAAGAAAAATTAAAGTAGGTGACAGAATTCATCATATGGTTAAAAATTTTGTTAGTAAAAATGGATTAACATTACCAATTTCAATATATAATGGTTATCCAAATAAGAAAGGTTATTGTTTTGAACATAGAATTATTTCAGAATTTTTACTAGGTAGAAAGTTAGAAAATAACGAGAGTGTTCATCATATTGATGGAAATAATCAGAATAATTCATTAGATAATTTAAAAGTAATGAGGCATGGAGACCATACATCTCATCACCAAAAAGGTGATAATAATGTAATGAGAAATAAATGGTGGAATAAAATTAGTGAAGAACGTAAAAGAATATATTCTGAAAATATGAGTAAATCCATATCCGGTAATAAAAATGGTAATTGGTCAGGTTATGATGAGGAAGAACTTAAACAAATAGCTACTGATTTTATTATTAGCAAAAAGAGAGAAATTACTGTTAAAGAATGGATTGATTATTGTAAAGAAAAAGGGTATCCAACTTCATCTAGTTTTTGTTATGGAAATAAAACAATTAAAGAATTTCTTAGCGAAATAATTTCAAGATTAAACAATATTATAAAATTTGAAAATTATTATCAAGTTAATGTTTATAAGAAATTTTTAGAAATCAAAAAATCAACGGATCTTAATGTAATTTTTGAGAATAATTCAATTTATGTTATAAAAATTTGTGAACATTGTGGTAAAGATTTTAAAACAAAATGGAATAATCGAGAAAAATCATTCTGTGGTGTAACATGTTATAACAAATCAAATAAAGCGAAAACTGTTCATAAAAATTATTATAAGAATATTTTAAATGGTAATAAAGAAAGGATAGCTAGAGTTTATATTGAGTTGAAAGATAAATTAAATAGAGATCCATTTTTATCTGAATTAACTAGAGAATGCAGAGAAAATAATGTATCTTTCAATATCATGAAAGATCCTGATGAGAATCATTTTTCTTCTTTTGGAGAAATTCAACAATATGTTGAAAATGAATATTTAAATTATAAGATTATTTCTATCCAAGATGATGGATTTGAAGATGTTTATAATGGAACAGTAGAAGATAATCATAATTTCTATATTTTCACATCTTCTAAAACAATTAATGAAAATAAGAGACAAGGAAATTATATTCTTTCTTGTAATTGCGGTGAAATCCCTCTTGCAAATGGTGAATCATGTTGTTTGGGTTCATTAGTCCTTCCTAATTTTATCACAGGAACAACAAATACAAATTGGCAAAAATTAGAAAAAACTATTAAATTAGCAGTTAGATTTTTAGATAATGTTCTTGATGTAAATAGATATGCATTGCAAGAAAATGATATTAAATCTCATAATTCAAGAAGAATTGGCTTAGGTATTATGGGTCTTGCAGATTATCTATTTGCAAAGCAAATAAGATATGGTTCAAAAGAAGCATTATCTGAAATTGAAAAACTCATGAGATTTATTAGAGATACGGCATATCAAGCATCTGTTGAACTTGCTGTTGAAAAAGGAACATTTCCTAAATTTGAATCTGTTCCTTATGGTAATTCTTCTTTTGTACGAAAGCTACCAGCTTCATTGCGTTTAGAAATAAAAGAAAAAGGAATCAGAAATTGCACAATTTTAACTGCCGCTCCAACTGGAACAACGTCATTGTTACCCGGTGTAACAAGTGGTATTGAACCATTGATTTTTAAAGCATATAAAAGAAATGATCGTGTTGGTGAAAGGATTTATGTTCATCCAAAATATAAGGAATTATTATTGACAGGAAATTCTATACCTGATTGGTTTGTTGATATGAGAGATTTATCTCCAAGAGATCATTTTGAAACACAATCTATTATTCAAAAATATATTGATGGTGCTGTTTCAAAAACAATTAATTTACCGAAAGGTATAAAAGCTAAAGAATTAAGTAAATTATTAGTAGAGTTTTTACGAGATTTAAAAGGTGCAACTGTATATGTTGACGAATCAAGAGAAGGACAAGTCTATAATTCATTAACGGATGAAGAAGTTAGAAATTATTTATTAGAAAATGAAAAAGAAACGACAGATGATATGTCAGAAGATGATGTAAAATGTACAGTTTGTGAAAGAAATTTAGATGGAACAATGAGCTGTCAAATAAAAAAAGAAGGTTAAAAATGGATAATTTTGTTATATGTCCATATTGTAATCAAAAATTTAAACAGATAACTTTGATTCATTTAAAAAAACACGGAAAAAATTTTGAAGATTTAAAAAAAGATTTTCCAGATGCTAAATTATGTAGCGATTATGTTGTTAATAAAAGAAAACAAACTTGTCTTAATCGTTATGGGGTTGAAAGTACAAATTCATTAAAATCAGTTCAAGAAAAAAAGAAACAAACATTATTAAAAAGATATGGAGTGGATTGTCCATCAAAAAGTGAAATTGCTAAACAAAAAACAAAGAAAACTAATTTAAAAAAATATGGAACAGAGTATGTATTTCAATCTGAAGATGTTAAAGAAAAAATTAAAGATTCTATTAGAAAAAAGTATAATGTAGATAATGCAAGTCAGTCTGAAGAAATTAAGAAAAAGAAAATTGAGACATCTCTTAGAAATAATAATGTTTCGTATTGTATGCAAAATCCTGAAATTTTAAAAAAGAAAAATGAAACGATGATAAAAAAATATGGAGTTATTAATCCTTTACAATCTGATATTATTAAAGATAAATTCAAACAAACATGTATAGATAAATTTGAAGTTATAAATCCATTTGCAAGTGAATCTATTAAAGAAAAAATTAGAAAAACAAATTTAGAAAAATATGGTGTTGAAAATATTTCTAAAAATAAAGAAATTAAGAAGAAACAAAAAAATACTTTATTATTAAAATATGGTGTAGAGTGTCCTTATCAAAATATTGAAATTAAAAGAAAAGGAATGAAAAAATTTTACGATGAATTTATCAATAAAATAAATATTATTTTAAATGAATTAAATTTAATATTATTAGATAGCGAATATATTAATGCTCATTATAATCATCAATGGCAATGTAAAAAATGTGGTAAAAAATTTATAACAAATTGGAATGCTATTCAACAAGGTTATACATGTCCCGATTGTTATCCTAGAAATAATGGAAAATCTAAAGCAGAAGAAGAAATAAATAATTTCATTAATCAATTAGGTTTTGCAACAATTCGTAATACTAGAGAAATTATTTCCCCAAAAGAATTAGATATTTATATTCCAGAAAAAAATATTGCTATTGAATATTGTGGTATATATTGGCATAGTGAACAATTTTTAGAAAAGAATTACCATTTAGATAAATTAGAAAAATGTTTAGAAAAAAATATTAGATTGATTACTATTTTTGAAGACGAATGGATTTTTAAAAAAGAAATTGTTAAAAATAGATTATGCCATATCTTACAAAAAAATAGTGCAAGAATACATGCTAGAAAATGTATAATTAAAGAAATCTCAACAAAAGAGAAAAATGATTTTTTAGAAAAATATCACATTCAGGGAAGAGATATTTGTAAAGTTAAATTAGGAGCTTTTTACGATAATGAGTTAATTGCAGTTATGACATTTTCTCATGGAAATATTTCAAAAGGATCAAGTAAAATAGATGATATATGGGAATTAAATCGTTTTTGTACTAAAACAAATTGTATAATTACTGGTATAACTAGTAAATTATTATCATATTTTAAAAAGAATTTTGAATGGAAAGAAATATTTTCTTATGCTGATAGACGATGGAGTAATGGAGATGTTTACTTTAAATTAAATTTTAAATTATCACATAAAACAAAAGTTAATTATTGGTATATTAAAAATTTTGAAAGAATTCACCGATTTAATCTTAGAAAAACTAAAGATGATCCAAAAGAAATACCTGAACATATTTTGAGATTAAAAGAAGGTTACACAAGAATTTTTGATTGTGGAAATTTAAAATTTTTAATGACTAAAGAAGGTTAAAATTTAATTGTCAGGGAAGGGACTTCCCGTTGAGCCTGGGTAAACTTGTTCGGTTGCGAATATTGACCAGGAAGCCCCCACTTCTATAAGTGGTGGGTAGTTCACATGATTAGATACCCTCATGGAAAAAGAAAACAGAAAATATCTATAGGTAAAGATTGTTCTGGAATTGAGGATAAAAGTGTTATTATTGATAATAGTGGTGATATAATAATTGGTGATTTTGTTATCTTTAGTTCTGGTTGTAGAATTTACACTCATTCACATTATATTGATAAAAGTAAAACTATTTTACATCAAACAAAAGAAAGAGGTGTAAAAATATCTTCATTAGTTATAGGTGATGATGTCTATTTTGGAGCAAATAGTATTGTTTTAGAAAGTGTGACCAACATACCAAAAGGTTGTGTAATTGCCGCTGGTGCTGTCTTGACAAAGAATCCGATGGGTGAATATGAAATATGGGCAGGTAATCCAGCTAAAAAATTGAAAGAAAGAAAATAGAATAATTTTTTAAATAAGGAGAAAAAATATGTCATTGATTTTAAAAAAGAATGAAGTATGTCCTTATAGTAATATATGTCCTCATAATAAAGGTACTTTTATATGTCAAGGTGCAAACCCAAATCGAACTAATGAATTTGTATGTGATTTTGTAAATGAAAATGGATCATTTAGAGAAGATAGATTTAGAAGTAAACACGATACTACAGGTAAAATGGAAATAATTTTAGAGGAAGAAAATAGATGATTAATTTAGGTGAATTTAAAGGTTTTGTTTTTGAAGTAAATGATAATTCTAGAGAAGTTTTATCAGTAATTCTAGTATGTATTTTAGAAAAGATTCCATACCTTAGATCTGGTTTAGAAAATGCAGAAAAATATAAAGATTATATTCCTTGTGGTTCTCTAGAGTTTTGTCAAAAAATATACGGTAAAATAATTACTCCTAATTATTATCCTTTATTTTGTAATTTAAATAGAAAAATTTGGTACACTGAAGAATGGCCTATTAATCAAAAAGTATTTATTAAACCCGCTGATAGATATAAAAGGTTTACGGGTTTTATTACAGATGGAACAGAAAGAAAAAAGAAGAATGGTCCTTTCTGGTGTTCAGATATTGTTAATTTTATTGATGAGTGGAGATATTATATTGCTAATGGTGAGGTTTTGTTTTCTGGGTGGTATGATGGAATAAAAGAATATGAAGAAGAACCAAAAGCACCAGATTTAAAAATTAAAATACCTAAAAATTATTGTGGAGCAATTGATTACGGAATGACTGATAAAGGTGATTTTACACTTATTGAGGCACAACATCCATTTGCTTGTGGATTTTATGGGGAACATGAAGATAAATATTCTTTTGTTAAATGGTTAGTTAAAGGTTGGAGAAATATGATTGAAACAAAAAAATTTACGGAAATGATTAAGGGAAAAAAAGATGGAAAATGAAAAATATAATGAAGAATATTTTGAAAATTTATTAATAGAATATAAAGAACAACGTGAAGAGCTTAAAACAATGATTATAGAATTAAAAAAGTTTCAAGATAAAATAGGTAAAATATTTCCAGATAGTTTAGATAATAGATATGTGAGATATTTTGAAGAAAAAGTTAAAGCAGTAACTGAATTATATAAAGCAATTTTAGATATTAGAAAAGAAATAAGTAAGAACATTAAAGATGAAATGGAATTTAGAAGAAAGATAGCTCCAAAAAATAGTGAAGATGATGATATGAATGACATTAGAAAAATGGTACAAGTAGTAGAACAATATAAAAAAATAAAATCACAGGAGATAATTAATAATGTCGGATGAATTAATGAATGAAGAAATTATTATTAAGAATGAAGAAGATGTTATTGATGAGAGTTTAGAAGAAGATGTTATTGATGAGAGTTTAGAAGAAGATGTTATTGATGAGAGTTTAGAAGAAGAATTTGAATCAATTATTGATTCAGATGTAATTAAGGAAGAAGTAAATAAAACTTTATCTGATTTAAAAGTTAATATTACAGAAGATGATATTAAGAAATATAAAAAAAGTAAACCTAAAAAAGATTTACCGACACCAGATGAAGTTAATGAGATGAGTGATAAAGAAATAATTGAGAAGTCTTCTTCTGAAATAAAAGAACTTTATTCTGAATTTTCATCATTTGTACAAAATAAGACAGGTATAATTGAAGATGCGGGTATAAAAAATACAATCTCAACAGGCATTGATTTATTAGATGCAGTTCTTGGGGGTGGTTTTGCAATTGGAACAATGGGTATGGTTGTTGGTTTTCCTGGATGCGGTAAATCAATGTTATCAATGCAAACAATCGGATCAGGTCAATTGAAATACAAAGGAAATCTTATAGCAGCATATTTGGATTCAGAAGAGGCAACAACGACAATAAGATTATCAAATCTTGGTGTAAGGTATCCGAAAATAAGGCCATATACAAATATAACGATTGAAAAAACATTTAAATTTATAGAAGGTTTATGTTCATTTAAAGAATTAAAGGAAATTATTGATCAACCTTCTATTGTTGTTCTTGATTCTCTTGCAAATACATTAAGTGAAAAAGAAAGAGAAGCAACAGACATTAATTCAGTTATTGGATATAAAAGTCGTTTGTTATCAATTTTGATACCTAAATATATTAGTAAATTAAGTCATTATAATATTTTATTTCTTGTTGTTAATCAGTTAAGAGATTCGATTAAAATTGGTCCTTTTCAAGAAGCAAAAGAATTGAATTTTATGAGACAAGGAAAGACAATTCCTGGTGGCAATACAGCAAGATTTAATACATTTCAATTAGTTGATATGAAAGTTAAATCAACTTTAGATAAAACAAAATATGGTTTTGATGGAATTATGTGTGAAATAAAATTAGTAAAGAATAAGTTATTTACACCAAATATTAAAACAATTATCGTAGGAAATTTTGTTACTGGTTTTAGTAATTTTTGGACAAATTATGTTTTCTTAGCTGAGAACAAAAGAATAAATACAGGTGCGTGGAATAGTTTAGCATCATATACTAGTAAAAAATTTAGAACTGTTGAAGCTGAAAATTTATATAATACAGATGAATCATTTAAAGAAGCTTTTGATAGAGAGATTGAAGATTGTATTAAAGTAGAAATAAAAGAAAAATATAATCCTGATCTTGGATTTTAGTTTTTATTTGGAACAAATTTAAAATTAAATTTCTATTATAAAATAGTATAAAACAGGAGAATTTTAATGAGCATACAGGAAAAAGTAAAAACATTTGTGGGAGACCTAGTTGAAAATCTTGTTGATAAAAAGAATGATGTTAATATTGAAGTTTCAATTTCTACAAAGACTATTCTAGTTCAAATTAAAACTGCAAAAGAAGATTGTGGTAAGGTCATTGGAAGAAAGGGAAGAACAATCGAATCAATTAAAGTTTTAACTTTAGCATTTAAAAATACTCAGTTTCCACAGGATTCTAAAAATATTTCTGTAGAAATTATAGAGAGTGGTAATGTAATAATCAATAAAAAAATACATGGAGATTATTCCGATGTTAAAAAATAGTTCTAAGAAAAGAATTCTTGAAAACTTCAAGGCTTTAGATTATATTTTCTTTGGTAAACCAATTGATGAAGTTGAAACATGTTGTCCATTTTTAAAGGAAGATTATTTAAGTACAAAAGGTATGCTTTTTTCAATAGTAATTGAGATGTATGATTTTATAAACCATAATCCAGAAGATGTATACATTAATGAAATTTCTGATTTAGTTGAATCTTCAAAAATATCTGCAAAAATAGCAATTGAAAATACTAAAAAGATTTTAAATACAAAAAATGGTAAGAAATCATTAACAGAAGAAGTAAGTAGATCATTAAAAAATGATGAAAAGCAAGATTTAAATGATGTTATTCAAGAAGAAATTAAAAGGAAGGCATTTTCAGTAGCTATTGATAATATTATTATTGCAAAAGCTATTCGTGAAACTAAAGATTATAAAAATCTTAATTCATGGAAAGGTGGAGTATTAGAAGAGGCATATAAAACTATAAGAGATAATCTTATAGAAACAAGTATAATTATTGGAGAATAATTTGACTCAAAAATCAAATGAGTTTGATCAATTAATTAAATTTATTGATGATAATAAAAAAGATACTAATGATTTATTAAATGACATTAATCAATTAGAAGAATATTCTACTAAATATAAAGAATTAAATACTACCAATGGTTTTGATGTAAAACAATTCAAAAGTAGATTAAAACAAGAATTGATAAATGAACATATTAGAAAACAAAATTATGATAGACCTAATATATCTATAACAGAATTATTAGAATGTCCAAGAAGAATTTATTATGAACGAAAAAAATATGATATAGATTTAAGGAATTCTTTTAATTTTGTTTATTTAGGATTAGCGGCAGAAATAGGTAATACAAATCATAAATTTATTCAAGATAATTATGATTTTACTGAAATTGAAAAGACTATTATAAGCGAAAATTATAAAACAAAAGGACGTGTTGATGCAATAAAAAATAATTTTTTATATGAAATTAAACCAGTAGATCAAAAAAATATTAAAAATGCATTTAATATAAAACATTTACAACAATGTAGTATTGGAGCATATATTTTAAATAATGAATACAATTATAGGATTGATACAATAACTATTATTTATTATATAAGAGATAATTTTAGAAAAGATCCTATTTCATTTGATTATAAATATGATGAAAAAATAGGTATATCATTTTTAGAAAAGGCATTAGATTTACATAAATGTCTTGAAAATAACAAATTACCTGAAAAATCAAATAATAAAAATGATTGTGAATATTGTTTATATAAAAATTATTGTTTAAGTGATGAAAAGAAAAGTATAAATAAATTAGAGAATAAAGAAGAAGTGATATTTTTGTTATAAAAAATTAAATATAATGGAGAAACATTTAAAATGAGTATATTGATATTTCCTTTAATTGCAGATAATTCATTATCACCTACAATTATTTCAGGTGTGTGTAAAACAATTGAAAAATATTTAATGATATATAGACTTGATAAATTAACGAAAATTGGAGGATATGCACCATCTGGAAAAGTAGTTAGAATGGTTGCTGGCGCTACAGAGATTATGATTACAAATTATCTGTCTTCAAAATTTGGCAATAAAAAAATTGTAAAAGCTCTAGTCAGAGCGAATAAAAATAATTATGATAAATCTAAAATATTATTATCTGAGGCAGACAATAAACATGTCCTGACTTTGGATAAGTTTTCAGAAATATTTGAAGATGAAATATTACAAAAAGGTTTTAAAGATTTGGCACATTTTAAAAAAGAGGTTTTGTGTGGAGATGTTGAACAAGACTTAATTGATAGTATTACAGGAAAATCAGGAAAATCAGGAAAAGAATACGAAAGAATAACAATAAATGAATTGACAAAGGATGATAATGATAATAAAAAGAAATATGTGAGACCTCCAGAAATTAAATCACCAACTTTAAACGTATCAACATCGTTAGAACCAACATGGACAACAATCTCTGGGGAACATGGAACTCATGTTATTGGTATTAAAGTAGCCGCATATCCTATAACAAATGCTAAAATATTTGTCCATCAAATGTTAAAAGATAAAGATATGAAAGGCGTTAAAAAAGTTATTAAAGCAACAAGTAGAAATTTTCAGAGATCACTTTTTTATAATGTTATATCAAGAATATCTCCACTTTTAAGATTCTTTGGTATTACAATGTCTTCTTTAAAAGGTGATCCTGTATATGATATTTTAAAAGGAAAATCTGTTTTTAATGAAACACCATTTTTATTATTAAATTATAATGAAATTAAAGATGATTCATTTTTTGCTGATGCTGGAGGAATAGACCAGTTATTTGCTATGGGGTGGAAATCTATTGTTGCTGCTGATGATGTTGGAAAAAGAGCTATATTCTGTATGAGAGAATTTAATGGTTTATGTAATGTAATACCTTATTCTTTTATTTATTCGGGACTTGGTAGAGATGCAATGAATGTTTATAAAGATTTAGAAGAATTAAGAAAATCAACAGCACCGTATTTTTCTTCAAAACAAAGTTCTAAAAAGTTCTTTTCTGAATCCTATATAAAAGAGTTAGTTGAAAAATATGGATCTTTAAATTTTCCTTGTCTTAAAGGAGAATGTGACTAAAAATGGATATTGATCTAAATATTATAAAAAGTAATACAGAAGAAAAAATATTACATTCTGATGAATATCCTTTTTCTTTATCTTTAAAGTGTAATTCATTTGAAAATGAGAAAGATTACGTATCTTTTATTAGAAATTGTGAAAAATTGGTAAGAGGTTCTATTGAATATAAACATTGGAGAGAATATCTTAGAGATGTTCTTGGTGTTACTAAATGTGTTTTAACAGAAGAAATAATAGGTGAAACTTCAGTATCTATCCATCATCACATACCTGATTTATTTACACTTGTTAAATCTATAATTAATAAAAGAATGGATACCGAAGAAAAATTTACAACATTTGAAATTTGTCAAGAAGTAATTGAACTTCATTATATGGATAAAATTGGTTATACACCTCTTATAGATTCATTACATGAAAAATTTCATAATGGTTTTTTAAATATTCCTATTGAATATATTAGGGGTGATTATAACTATTTTATGCAACATTATATGAAATATTTAGATGAAGATGATATTAATAATATTATGCAAAAGATATCTATAAAATTAGAAGATAATCCCAATTATTCTTGGAATAAAGACAATTATCCAGGTTTAGCTGTAGGTTAGGGGATATAATAATATGATAACAATTGAAGATGAAGCTAGAATTCAATCAAGATATCCATTTGATATTGATAATTTTAGCGAGAGATTTAAAACAAAAAATAATTTATTTAAATTTACATCTCCATCTTTGTGGGTAATCGAAAAAAATCTATTTTTCTTACTTAAAAATTCAAAAATTGAAAATTTTGATATAAAATATAGATATAAACCATCATACTTATCATATGATAAATATAAAGTAACAAATTTAGATTTTCTTTTAATGAGAGTTAATAATATAGCTTGTGCAGAAGATTTTGATTTAAATACAATTATAATTCCATCAATGAGTGCAATAATTGAAATATGTAGAGATAAATATTCAAATTCAACAACAGATGAGGTTGAATGGTAATATGCAGATTAATGATAAATTTGTTTTAATTAAAGATGTTGATAATATTTTATATTTGAATAAATCAGAAATTGAAAAAAGAAAAGTTAAAAATGGTAATGTTATTGTAAAGAATACTATTTTAATGCTTGAACATTCTATTAACCATTTTTCATATAATTATATTTCAAAAATTTTAAAAAATATAAATTTATTTTGTGTTGTCTATTTACCAAGTTATCCATTAAATTATTCATTTAATAAAAAAACTAATCAACTTTTAATTAATTTATTTCCTTTTGGTGTTGAAACTGTAAGCCCAACTAAACCAAATCCTTTAAATATATATGCGTGTTTAGCTGGTTCTCTTATTTTAAAAAATGCTGTAACTAAAAGAATTAATGTTAAATCTTCATTTGCATCGCCAATTATAAATTTTTTAACAAGTATGTTTCTTAGATTATTTGGTAGACAATATGGGTTGATCGGAAGGTATTCCCATCAAATTATCAAGATGAAATTTTTAATAGGAGTATATATTTATATTTCATTTTTTGGTTTAAGTTTTAATACTGCTAAAAGATTATCTTTATCATTTGCTCCATTTGATTATAATGAAGATAAAGATATAATTCAAAGATATAATTTTAAAAAATTTGATGATTTATTAGATTGTTTATCAGAAATACAAGTAATGCCTGGAATGAATAAATATTTATTTTTAAGAACTATATATAAATATTTTCCAAATGTAAATATTTTTCCAATGTTTGAAGATCTAGCAAGATTTGTTTCTATTTTTTTAGCCTCAAATATTCCGGGTTCAAACATGATTACTAAAAGAATTTCAGAATATAATGAAGAAGAATATAATATAATATTAGAAATCTCAAAAATAATATTAAAGGCTAAATAAAGAATGTTTGAAGATAAATCTTTGAATTTATATGGATTTTTTAGAGCAGAGGTTGTTGATAATAAAGATCCTAAAAAATTTGGAAGAATTAAAGTATGGATTCCAGATATAATGCCAAAAATAAGTAGACAAGAGGGTTTATGGGCAGCTCCTGCAAATAATGCTATAGGTGGATTAAATAAAGAAAGTGGAAATAATGAATCATCTTATTATGGTTCTTGTTTAATCCCAAGGAAAAATTCATTTGTTTTAATTTTTTTTGAAAATGGCAATCCTAATAAACCATATTATTTTGCAGCATTAAATCTTCAAAAAGAGAAAGTTTTACCAGAATGTCAAATTGGAGAAAATTATGAAGATAAATGGGTTTTGTTTAAATCATCTGAAGGACGTTGTATTGTAGTATCAGATGATCCTTTTGATTGTAGAGTTGAAATAACTGGTAAAAAAAGAAAATTAAAAGAACCCCCAAGTGGAGATTTAGAATCTGTATATGAAATTGATGGGAACCAAACAACTATTTTATTAGATGAAAGACAAGGAAAAGAAAAGATTTTAATACGTACACATAAGGGAGATTATATAAATTTTGATATAGAAAATCAAAAACTATTCATCAAAATGGAAAGCGATATTGAAATCTCTTCTAAAGGAAAAATTTTATTTGAATCTGAAAATGGAATTTCATTAAAAAGTAAAGAAAGTATTAATATTCAATCATCAGATGATATAAATGTTAAATCTATGAGTAATGTTAATATTCAATCGGCTAATGATATAAATATCAAATCTTCTTCAAATTTAAATTGTAAATCGGATGGGATGAGTAATTATAAAGCGGGTGGTCCTCTAAATTCAGATGGTTCTATAATAAACGATATGATGGGTCAAGCAAATGATGCTAATGAAGCAACTGATGCAGATTCAGTAAATCCAATTGGTGAAAGAGATTAATTATGGGATTATATAAAATAGGAATATGTTCAAAATTGGGCACTTTATTAGATTCAAATATTTCAAGTTTAAATAGAGCTAAATCTTCTATTATAAATTTAAACGATGAATTAGTTGATAAATTAGCAAATATACAATGGTCAGCAGATAATGATGTTAATAATGCAATATCATCTATAAATAATAATTATTCGGAAATGATTCCTGAATCCGATGAAACTGATGAAATCATAGATATGATAAATGAATGTAATTTTTTATCAGAGACTATATATCAATCACCTATAGCTTTAGCCAAAAATTTATCAGATCCTATAAAACAAAAAGCTGTTGATTTTATGTCTAATATTTGTGATAACCTTCCTGAATTTGACGGTGTTAAAATGTATAACGAAATTGTGTCAAAAATAAAGACACAAGGTTTTAAAGAATTAATAGATGGTACAAGTAAAATAATTACTTGTATAAATACACTTTGTGATCAAAATATTCAAGAAAAAATAAATATATTTCAATCTATTTTAACAGAATGTAAAATGGATAGTGAAGGAAATCTTTCAATATCAAATATATTGGGTGATGTTGGTATTTCAGATCAATCAAAAATTGATAATTTTACAAATTTAATTCTTGAAACTAATAATGTATTTGATAATATAGATTCTAATCTTTCTTCTGTTGTTGATTCATTCAAATCTAATCTTCAATTTTAAAAATCATTTAGAAAAATTCCATTATATCAGCCTTATTATTATATATATGTAATTAAAAAGACACATGGAGGTTTACTTTGATTACATTTACAATAGAGAACAAAAAGAATGTTGGGATATATAATAATAATGAATTGTTTATGAATATTAATTTGATAACATCAACAGTTACAAATAAATTTAATATTATTACTGAATTTATTGAAAATATATCTAAAAATATTGAAGGCTTTGATGAATGGTTTATTTCATTTTTAAGTGAATATTCAAGATCAGATAATAGATTTAAAATATTAGAAGATAATATAGAAAATATTAAAAAATTTGCAGATAAATATATTGATTTTATTAATATTGATCTTTCTAAATTTGTTGATGAAACTAAAGCTAAAAAGAATAGTATTTTATTTTTAGAAGATGAAATTGAAAAAATTATTAGATTTTCTTCTTATCTAAAAATTTATTCGTTTATTTCAAATTGTGAAGATTTTATGTTAGATAAAAGAAGTAATAAAATAATATATAATCTAATTGCATCAGATATCACAAAAGATTTAACATATAAAATATTTAATATTGTTAAAACTAAAACATATAGATATAATCAGACTGATAAATATATGTGGGATTATATTAAAATGGTTCAATGTAAAACTATTGATCTACATGTAATTCATATTTTTAATTTTATAATGAATAATATAATGGTTTTATGTAATGAAGATAGAAATCCTATTATTTATTTTGTTACAGTTATTGATGAATCTGTTAGATGGTTTCTTAGATCAATTTATAAAAGTTCTGTTATATATGATGATTCTGTTTCAACAGAAGATATTCAAAGTGTAAATGTTGATAATCTAAGAACTTATTGTTATAATGATACATTAGGAAGATTAAAAGGTATAGCATATGATAAAATTCATACACAACTAGAACCCATTCCTATTACATTTGAAGAAGATGAAAATAAAAATGATTCTGAAAAATTTGTAGTTCAATTACAACAAAGACTTGAAAAAGTAAAACACATTTCACCATTTTGTAATTTTTTAGTATATCCTATTTTATCAAAGGTAACAGGTATTCCTTATAATCACATGAAGACATTACCACCGGATCATGCTATTATTTTATCATTATATATTCAAAAATTATTATTTAAAATATTTGGTGATAAGTATCATTCTATTTTTAATATTTTATCATATTATCCTAGAGAAAAAGTACACCAAGTATCCACTTCTTATAAATTAAAAAATTTAGAATTTTTTATTAATTTATCAGATCAATATAAAAATTTTCTTGGGTTTAATTCTAAAATTCTGTTAGCAAATATGTTAGCTAATTTTATAGGTAAGACCACAAGAATAAAATTTACAGATATATTAAATGGAAAAAAATTAGATGGTATACCTTTAAGTAAAATTGAAGTAGATATAATTGAATTTTTTGTTTTATTCTTTTCAGGTAAATTAGATCATTATTTTGAAAAAATGAAAAAGTTGATTGAAAATGAATTTTAAGAACAAAATTAAAATAAGTAAAATAATGGAGATATCTCATGAAAAAAAGTAAAAATATATTTAAAAAATTAGAAAAAATTTTAGAACATATTGATATTGAATTAAATTATGATATTGATTATAGATTAAGGTGGTTATTAGATAAAGATTTTAGAACTCAACATTTTGAAAAGAATCCAGAATGTTTTATTACGGTACGAATTGGTGATAATAATGTTCCTTTTTTTCCCATTTGTAATAGAACAGCACTTCAAGATAGAAAATTTGTTAGAATGGGATTAACTGCTGCTAAAATGTTATTAAGGAGAAATGATATTAATAAACAAAGTGTTTATGATGCTATTTCTAAACTCTCAAGTGTATTAGGAAAAAAAGCTCTTCCATAAAATTTCTTAAAAGAGGCTATTGAATGTTAATTAAATTAATGGATGTAAATAATTTTTGTAAGAATTTAAAGCCAGTTAAAACGTCAATAACAGTTACAAAATCTGATGAATTTCATGAAGGCGGAATTTTCTCAGAGATTATATTTGGTCCTTTAGGTAGCTCTTTAAGAACAAATACTTATTCATATATAGAATTAAATTGTAAAATTATTCATCCTACTGCATTTAAGATTTTGAAGCAATTGGATAGAAAAATAATTGATTTTATATCTGTTGAAAAAACTTTTAATTTAGATACAAATGGTATTTTACAAGAGGATGAAAAGGGTATAAACGGAATTAATAATTTTATAAAGATTTTTCCTAATATTAATTTTAGAGAACACACACCAGAAAGAAAAAAACTATCAGATATGATTAAAGGTGCATTTAAACAAGGAACCTTATTTGTAGATAAAATTCCAGTTGTTCCTCCTGATTTTAGACCAATATATAAAGATAATGAAGGAAGATGGATTCAGGATAAAATGAATAATTTTTATACTTCTCTAATTACTAGAAGTATATCAATTAAACCAATAGATGTAAAATCACCATTTTTTGATATTTTAAATTTTAATATTCAAAAATCTGTAAATGATTTAGATGAATTTACTAGAGAAAAAATTTCTCATAAATATGGTTTAATAAGATCTAGTATTTTAGGTAAGCGTGTTGATTATTCAGGTAGAGCTGTTATTTCTTGCGGACCAGAATTAAGAGGTGATGAAATAGGAATACCTTTTAAAATGGCTATTTCACTTTTTGAGCCATTTATTTTACATTTAATTTTATATTCACCTATTGAAAGAAAAGAAATAATTAGAAAAGAAATTGAAAATTTTACAAAACAAGAAGTATCAATTGATACAATTAAAAAAATAATGACATCAATTAAGAATGGTGATTATATACCACCTAAATTATATAAAATTTTTTATGACATAACAGAAACATCTATGAAAGATCGTTTAGTTTTAGCAAAGAGAGATCCTGTATTACACCCAGAATCAGTAAGAGCTTTTACTCCAATTCTTATAGAAGGAAATACAGTAAGAATTTCAAATTTAGATGTTGGTGGTTTTAATGCCGATTTTGATGGAGACCAAATGGCTATTTTTCATCCTTTATCAAATGAAGCACAAGAAGACGCTAAAAAGATGACAAAATTAGTTTCATCAACATCTTCATATTCTTTAGGATTTGCATTATCAAAAGAAGCCTGTGCCGGTTTATATATTTTAACAAAAGATTATTCATCAAGAAAATCACCAATAACATTTAATCTTAGTGAAAGAGATAAATATAGTGATCCAACAATACCTACAATCTATAAAAATAAAAGAACAACATTAGGAAAAGCAATTTTTAATAGTTGTTTCCCTTCAAACTTTACTTTTGTTGATAAATTAATAACTAAAAAAGAAATTAATGAATTATTTTTAAAATTAACTAATAAATATGATAGAGAAACTATTTTAAAGACATCTTTTAACCTGCAGAAATATGCTTTTAAATTTGCTACGCTTTTTTCACCCTCAATAACTCTTGATGATTTAGAAATTCCTGAAAAAATTTATAGATTAAAAAAGAAACTACAAAATGCATCAACCGAAGAAGCATCAAAACTTTTAAATGAAATGAAATTAATGATGATTGATCATTTAAAAGATACGGGGTTATATGATTTAGTAGAATCTGGTTCAACAAAAGGATGGGATCAACCAACACAAATATTAATAGCCAAAGGTATTATTGCAGATACACAAGGAAATATTTTACCAACAATTAAAAGTTCACTTTCTGAGGGTCTAAAACCAACTGAATATTTTAATGTTTCTTATGGTGCAAGAAAAGGAATTATTGATAGAGTTTTAAATACAGCTGAAACAGGTTATACTACAAGACAATTAATTTATTTATTAAATTCTGTGGAATTAGATTTATTTTTAAAAGATTGTGGAACTAAAAATTGTTTAGAAGTTAAATTAACAAAAGATATAATTTCTCGTTTAACTGGTAGATATATAAAGATAAATGATGAAGTTGTTGAATTTAATAAGTCTAAATTTAAACCTGGAGATATAATTCAATTAAGATCTCCAATTTATTGTGAAAGTCCTAAAATATGTCATACGTGTTATGGAAGATTGTTAGAAAGACATGGTACACCATTTGTTGGAATGTATGCAGCTCAAGTAGTTGGTGAAAGTGGAACTCAGAATATTATGAGAACCTTTCATAAAGGTGGAGCAATTAGTCTAATTAAACGAGATATTTTAAAAGAAATAATTAATAATAATGTTAATTTAAAGGCTAATATTGTAAATAAATATTTTAAACAAACAGATCAGAAATTGTATTGTAATATAGAATTTAAATTAAAATTAGATTTATCAGATTATACTGAAAATTCAAATTTATTTATTAATGAAAATGAAAGAAATATATATCTTAAAGGTTTGTTATGTATTGTTACTGCAGATAATATTGAATTTGATGTGATTTTGGATTATTCTGTAAAAATATTTTATAATGAATTAACCAAAACAGATAAAAAGATAATAATTGAATATAAAAAAGGTGATTTAATTTTAGATGTTCCTATTGAATATCAAGAAATAAAAGAAAGTATTCTTTATCTTAAAAGAATATTATCTGGTAAAGAAATTTTTAAAGATAATAATCATTTATTTTTAAAATTATATAAAGTTTATGAAAATTTAAGTAACTTCGATCTTGTTCATCTTGAAGTTTTATTATCTCAATGTATGAGAGATAAAAAAAATGTAATGATACCAGCAAGATTAGGTTCTAATCCATTTGATCCAACATTATTAAACATCAAGAAGAATGTTTTTTCTACAAGTTTCTTACAAGGTTTAGCATTTGAAAATATAGGTGAAGCAATAAAGGTTGGGTTGACTTCAGATCAAGAATTACCACCTTCTATGATAGAAAAAATACTAACTGGAAAAATAGTAGAGAGACGATAATGATACAATTTAAAAATTTAAGACAATATACTCATGTAGTAAATGCAATTAGATGGTTATTTAAGAAAAATCCTTATATTTTAGTATTTTTCTCTGAAAATACTACACTTTTAGAGTGTTATGAAAAATTAAATATTTTAAAAATTGATGTTAGAAATGTTATTATTCCAAGAACAAAAATACCGGTTACATTCCTAACGACAAAATTAAAAACAGCATACAGATCATTAAAAATATATCCATTTCAACATAATCAAAAACCACCAGCCAAAAGAAGTCTTCTTTATGATACATCTATCTATACTTCTACTATTGATGAATTATATAAACCAAGTAATTATAGAACAAGATCTGGTGTTTTGATAAAAAGAAATGTTGAAAATGCTTTTTATCAATTTGCAGATTATGAAAAAGTTTTGATGTATTGTATTGATTTAACAAAACCATTTAATAAGAATTGGGTAAATAGAAAATTTTATTTATTTATAAGAGATCTTAAAAAGCAAGATTTTGATTTTGACCATCTTTTATTAACATTAATAACTGAAAAAGGTGTGAAGTATAGATTATTAGTAAAAAATAAGCAAGTAAATTTTGAAAGAATATTTCCAATTTTAAAAAGCTTAAAATATAAAGGTAGTTATGAAGAAGATGAAGAAGATGGAGTTGATGTTGATGATCGAGAAGATGAAGAAATTATTAAACATGCTACAAAAAAAGTTATAGATAATACAAAAAAAGATTTATTATCTAAAAATGTAGAAAAGGTAAAGACTAGCGTAAATGATTTATTAAATAAAGAAAAAACATTAGCAAAGAAAATAATTAAAGCTGATAAAAATGATCCAATTATTAAAAAGACAGCAATACAGTCTGTTATATATAAAAATACAAATAATTTAAAAATTTCAAAAAATGTTACTAAAACAATACCAGATAACAAAACAAACAAAGTTTTGAAAAAAGTTGAAAAAGAATATGTTGACGAGTTATTAGTAAAAGAAAAAACGAAATCACTATCATCAGATAAAGTGATAGAAACAATGGATATTGAAAAACAAATAGGTGATAAAAATCCATCTCAATTATATCAAAAAAGAATTGTTGATTTTAGCTATAACTTTAAAAAAGATTTAACAAATTCGTTTAAAACTTTAGAGAAAAAAGATATTAAGCTTAAAATTCAAGACATTGTAATTGAAGATAAAAAAGAAAGACCTGGAGAAATAAATAGATCGGATTTAAATGTTGTTAAAGTTGAATTAAAAGATATGTTTAATAATAACCATACTGTTTCTATTGAGGTTCCTAAAATAAATCCCGAAACCGGAACATTTAAATTAAATGGTGAAACAAAATATCTTGTTAATCAAATAATATTATGTCCAATAAGTTTTCCAAAACCATATGATTCAAGATTTACCAGTTCATATTCAGCATTTCATATAGAAAGTTTAAAGTATAAAAACGAAAGATATCTTAGAATTTTTATGGGTAATTACAAAATACCTTTAATCATATTAATGTGGTTTACTTTTGGATTTGATAAAACAATGACATTATTTGATCTTAAATATAATATATCGGAGGAAAATCCAAAAGATCAAGATAAAGTAATTCAAATAAATAAAGATAAGTATTTATATTTTACAAATATTAATTCTGAATTAAAAAAACAATTATTTAATTCTCTTCTTACTGTTAAATTTGAAGAATTTGAATCAGATAAAAATTTTGGAGAAAATGAATATTTTAATGATCTTATAATCTTTATAACAGGGATACGACATTCAACATATATGATCTCATTAAATCTTGAAAATATTGTTGATCCTGTAGTTAAGCAAGTTTTAATCAATCAAAATTTACCATATGAATTAGATAAAATAATGAAATATATGTCTTTGAAGGTTATTGAAGGAAAGGTTGATGATAGGAATGATTTAAAAAATCAAAGAATAAGAGGTTCTGAGGTTTTAATTCATTTAATTCAAAAACAACTACTAGCAGAATATACAAAATATAAAGAACAAGTTTTATCTGGAAATAAAAAAGCAAAATTTGAAATTAATCCAACTGCAACATTATCAGCATTTATTAATTCAGAAATTGTCTCAACATTAGAATTTGCAAATCCAATTGAGGAATTAGCAGCTATAACTAAAATTACACCCGTAGGTAAAAATTTAGGTGGTGTACCAAGTAAAGAATCAATTCAAGTTGAAATGAGAAATGTTCACCCTTCTTATTATGGTAATATTGATCCAATTGATACACCCGAAGGTGAAAATATAGGTGTAAATCAACAATTAGCTGTAAATGCTCTTATAACAAGTGCAAGAGGATTATTTAAAGATAAAAAAATAAGTGATACTGAGGGATCTGGAATTTTATCAGTATCTTCTTCTATGATTCCATTTGTTGAAAATAATGATGGTGCTAGGATAATGATGTCTTGTGCACAGATGAAACAGGCTTTACCACTAAAAAATCCAGAACCACCTATTGTTTTATCTGGTTATGAATCTATTGTTTCTGAATATTTATCTAATAGTTTTATTAAAAAAGCTCCATTTAAATGTAGAATTTTAGAGATTAATCGAGATTTTATTTTAGTTTCTGATGAAAAAGGAAAAAAACACAATATAGATATTAAACCAATTCATTTAAAATCTGGATTTGGAAGAGACACATTAAGCGTATTTATACCGGTTGTAAAAACTAATCAGGTTGTACAAAAAGGTCAAATATTAGCAGAAGGTAGTGGTATTAAGGATGGAAGTCTTTGTTTAGGTAGATCTTTTCTTATTGGATATATGCCATATAAAGGATATAATTTTGAAGATGGTATTGTTATAAACGAAAAATTAATAAAGGAAGATAAATTAACATCTTTACATGCTATTATTGAAGAAGTTTTAGTTGAGGAAAAAGATAGAATTTTAGAAATAATTGACATTGGTTCAAGTACAAAAAAAGGAGAACCTTTAATAAAAAAAACAGTAGGTACAATTGAAGAATTATTAGGTTATGAAGAAGATGAAACTATAAGTAGAATAGGACAAGATATAATAAAGAAGAGTCCCGGTGGTGTTGTTGTAGATATTGAAATATATACTAATATTGGAGATAATAAATTTCCAAAAATTAAATATTTGATTGATCGAACAAGAGAAAGATATGGATTATTACCAAAAGATAAATTTTATGTAAAAGGTAAATTAATTAAAGGTATCTTGATTAAATTTAAAGTTCAACAGGAATTTAAAATAGGTTTAGGTGATAAATTAACAGGTAGATATGGAAATAAAGGTATTATTTCTTTAGTTGAAAAAGACGAAAATATGCCAAGAACACCATGGGGAGAAAAATTAGATATTGTACTTAATCCCGTTGGTATTATTGGAAGAATGAACATTGGTCAGTTATTTGAATTATATTCAGGATTAATATCTAAGGATTTAGCTTTAAGAATTACTAAAAATAATTCTAGAACTAATGTTATTTCTTTATTGAAAAAAGTATTGACATTATTTGACAATAGTAAAAATAAAGAATTTTCTACAAGATTTATTAATAATATTTCAAATCTAAGTGATAATCAATATAAAATATTTATTAAATCTATTGTTGAAAGAGGATTTTTCCCTCTTGTTTTTATTCCTTTTCAATCACCAAATTTAAATCAGATAAAATCTGTAATGAAAGTTTTAAATTTACAATCTGGATATAATTTATATCTTCCAGAATACAATATAAAAACACACCATAAAGTTCCGGTGGGATATTCTTATATTAGTAAGTTGGAACATATTGCTGAATTAAAAATTCATGCAAGATCAACGGGTAAATTAACAAGATTAGAACAACCCACTGGTGGTAAAAAATTAGAAGGTGGTCAAAGGTTTGGAGAGGCCGATACTATAGCAACATTATCTTATAATGCAGTACATTTATTATCTGAAATGATGGGTCCTTTATCTGATGATAGATCATCTCAAAATGAAATGATATCTGAAATTATACAACAAGGGAATACATCATTTAAATATACAAAACAATCTTTAGCTAGGGAACAATTAGATGCATATTTTAATGCTCTAATGTTAGATGAAAGGAAATTATTATGATAGGTGAAGAAAATATTAAAACATTAATAAAACAATCATCTCCAACATTAGAAATTGAAGAAGATGATGATAAAAATTTAGTTGAAATGTCTAGTAATGAATATGATAATAATAATTTATTGGATAGTATAGGCAAAGAGAACTTTAAGGAAGTTTATTCAAATTGTTTTATATTTATAAAACAATATAAATTAGAAGATAAATTAGAATTAAGTAGAAAGATAATTCAAAAAGTTCAAGAAGTTTATAATTTTAATTTTGTTAATTTGATTGATTGTACATCTGAATCAGATTTTGATAAACTTTTACAATTTTTAGAATGGTTAGAATATGATAATGTAGAATTTTTTACTGATCTTTTAATTAATTTAAATATTGATTTTAAAACTAAATTTGTTAAAGAATTTTTTTTAAATATATGGAATAAAATTGAAATATTTATTTTTGAAAAATATAAATATAATAATTATTTTCAGAGAAAATTTCTTCAAGAAAACAATAAAGAAAATATTATTGATTTTTGTTTTAAAAACATGCAAAAAAATAAAACATTAATTATTGAAGAAATTATTAAGAAGGGAGAGAAATTATGAGTAATGAATTAACAATTAGAAAAGGTAAGATTGTTTTATTTAGAATTCCCAGAGAATTATTAATTGAAGCTTTACCTACCCACGATGGTATTGTTTTTAATTTTAAGGAAGGTTTTTTTCTAAATTATCAAGATAATTATTTACCTATAGAAATTAAAGAATTAATTTCATCTACTTTAAAAAAGCCAATAAAAGCAAATATAGATATCGATTTTTCAAGTAGGACAACACCCATTAGAATTAACATGGAATAGTCTATATATATTAATTAATGAAAAATAAATACAAGGGAGGTGTTTTTGTGAAAATTAAGAAGTTTTGTCTATAGGAAAAATTTTTATTTTTTTAAATGTCTAAATTATTAAGACAAAATGGAGGAAACATGGTAAGAATAGTAGAATCGAATTTTAGAACTATTATTAATAATTCTATTTCATTGGAAAATTTAATTACCGAGTTAAATGTCGATGTCTATCCTATTACATTAGTTAAATTATTAATTTGTAAAGAATGGATTAAAAATTGTTTCACAAAAGAAAATAAATTAAAATTTAAAATTGATAATTATGATTGTGATGTATGTAAAAAGACAAATAATGTTTGTAGACAACATAGATCTATAAAACGTGTAATGAATGCAAATTCAGTATTATATATTTCAGATATGGATTGTTATCTTTATAAAAATGAAATTTTCAAAACATTAAATGATAAGCTTATTATAATTTATTGTTCTCATACGAAATTAATAAAAGATGAGATAACCGAGGAAAAAGTAAAGAGATTATTACCAATAACCGTTTATAATCCCGATTCATCCGTTATTTTTCCAAGAATTTTAAAGAAAACAGAAATAGATTCAAATACATTTATAAATAAAAGATTTTGTTGTTGGTTTAATGAAGAATTTTCTATTGTAATTAATCCTTATAATGTTATAAATTCAGAAAATAATAAAAAATATAAGGCCGAGTGGTACCTAATTCCCAATATTGTAAAAAAGACAAAGAAGGAGACAATTAATGAAGTATGAAGATTTTTCTGATTTAAGTAATACTGGGTTCTCCGTAAAAGAAACAAAAAAGCCTGAAGATGAGTTTTTCCATTCAATTTACATTGCAGGCAAGACAAGAACAAATCATATTGGAGTTTCCGAAGAAGCAAATAAACTTCAAATAAGAGGATTTAAATATAATCTTGATGAAGTTAATATGATTATTACTCACATTAAAGAAGTTCTAGTTAAAACAGTTAAAGAAAATGGTCAAGATAGAGTAGGGTGTTTTAGTTATAAAACAGGTAAGGTTTGGAAAGGTACAAGTGGTAATATTTGTGGTAGAAATTCAGCAGAAAGAGCAGCATCTCCATTTTGTAAAGATTGTAAAAGCAATCTTATAGTTGCGGGTATGATTTGTTCTCCAAATGGTAAACCATTAATAGATGAGAATAATAAAGCTTTATTTGGATTTATTAGAGGAAAGGGAATGAAGTATTCTAATATTTCCGAATATTTAACATCATTATTTAGATTGGATCTCGAACCTCTTATTTTACCATCAACAGAAGAAACAATGAAGTTAGAAAAGAGTATTATTAATCATAAGAGATTTGTAACAAAGATTACAATCGGTTGGAAACCTTCAAGATATGGTGATAAAACAGTCTTTGATCTTGCAATGGGAATACAAATACCAGATGATTATGTGAAACAAATTGTCAAAAAGGCAAAAGAAATTTTACCACAATTTAATGAAAAATTTGATTGGTCTCAAACTTTAGGAAAAGAACAAGAAGCAACAGATCAAATTAAATTCGAAGATAATAAACCAAAAGAAGAAGAAAAAACAATGGAAGAAGTGACAGGTGAATCATTTTCTTTAGATGATATTGTTTTTTAACAAGAAGAAATAAGTTAAAATCCGGGTTGGATGAATTATATTTTTATCCAACCCGGATTTTTTTCGAGAAAAATGTGTGAATAGGAGAATAGTGAATGAGTAAAGAAATTGCATATGTTGATAAACTAAATATAGCTAGTTCAAATATTGAACATCTTAAAACAATTATAAAAAATAATATTAAAAATGTAATAAAATGTTGGAATAATGGAAAATATATAGGTAAAAATAATTTTCACATTATCGGTCCCGCCGGAATAGGTAAAACACAATCATGTTTTCAAATAGCTGAAGAATTATCAAAAGAATTAAATATTAAATTTGATATTGTTAAATTAAATAGTTCTGTCCTAAGAAGAGATGATATGTTATGTCCTTTTCCAGATCCAGAAAATAAACAATTTAGTATGTTATTTAGTGATTTTATTCCAAAAGATGAAAATTCCTTTGGTTTATTTGTTATTGATGAAATGGGTAGAGGTGATCATGATTTACAGCAATTAATGTGGCAAATTCAAAATGAACATAGATTACATACACATGATTTTCCAAAAGGTTGGTTTATTATCACATTAGATAATCCAGATGATCAAGAATATTCAATGAATACATTGGAAGATGCCGCTGGTTTAAGAAGAAGTGTTCATATTTATTGTGATTTATCAGTTGATACATTTTTAAAATATGCTGAAAATCAAAAGTTTCATAAGTTTGTAATTGATTTTATTAAACATAACCCCAAATTTTTATATGATTTTGAATCCCAAAGAAAAGGAAGAGTATATTCAAATCCAGCATCTTGGGAGAAATGTTCAGATATTTTATGGGGATATGAAATGAATGGTGGTATTGAAAGTAATTTAAAAAATCTTAATATAATTTTTCCAGGATTATTAAATATGTCATTGTCTAGAATTTTTATTGATTTTGTAAAGGATTCTAGTAATAAAATAAATTATGAAGAAATCATAAATAATTTTGAATCCAATAAATCAATAATAAATAAATTAGATAATCTTAGTTTAAATAGACTTTTTGAATCTATAATGAATCATTTAGAAGAAAAACCAGAATTAAATGATCAACAAAAAAGAAATATTGCCTTATTTTTATGTGATATTCCTTCAGATATAGGTGTAATGTTTTTTACATTTATAGCACAAATGGCAACAAAGGATAGAGATATATATTTATATTTGATTCGTTTACAAAGTGTATTTATTAACGATGTTAGTGAATATAAAAATAAATTCTTTGAAAAAATGCATAATTTAAGTAAAAAAACATTTAATGAGTGATTAAAAATGCATGATAATAAAATAAATGAGGCAATAGCATCTCTTATTTTAAAAGATAGTTATTGGGGATATTTATTTTCAAATATTGATAGAAGAAAAATTTCTTTAAAAAATATACCCGCTGGATTATTTGCAGTGTATTTAGATGAAGATGGAGAAATTTTTCTTCTTTATGATGAAGATGATTTAGAAAATACAGATATTAAAGTAATTGAAAAAGTTCTTCAACATGAAGGTTATCATATTTTAAATAAACATCTATTAAGATTGAAAACCTTAATAGAAGAATATTCTGAAAATGAAAGAGAAAAAGTAATTGATTGTTGGCAAAAAGCTTCTGACTTTTGTGCTAATTATTTATGTAAAATGCCTAGAGTTGTAAAAATAAATAATAAACATTTTTATCCTTTATTTGCAGATTTATATAAACTTCCAGATAAATTATCTTCTGAAGAATATTTTTATGAATTATATAATAAAAATAATTCAGATAAAGATAATTTAAATGGTAAGGGAGGAAAAAATGGAATTTCTGATAATGTTTCTTGTAATAGCGATATTAATTCTGAGAATGAAGAGAATGTAAAATCCGATAATAATGAGAATAAAGATAATGAAAACATAAAAGATAATAATTCAGATAATGAAAACATAAAAGATAATAATTCAGATAATGAAAATAATGAACATCAATATATAGATTTAAAAGAAACAGATATTACTAAAGCTGGTGATATATGGATTAATAATAAAATGAAAGTTAGTCCAAGATTTATTGAGACAAAAATAAATAATATAGTTTATAACGCATATAAACAGGTTAGAGATAAAGGAAATTTATCTGCAGATGTTAAAGAATTAATAGATGATATTCTTAAACCACCCAAGATACCTTATTATTATATTATTAGAAAAATAGTAAAAGGTAACATTAAAGCAAAAGAAACATTTGCTTATTCAAAAATTAATAAGAAAAGAAGTTATGCCTTTTATTATAAACCTATGTTATTTCTTCCTTTTCCTGGAAGACAACCAAGTAAATCATTTTCAATTGTAATAATTCTTGATACATCGGCTAGTATGAACAGGGATAGAGTTTTAGAAGGATTATCTGGTATTAAGAATTTTATTGAAAATGATAAATATTGTAAGATTACAGTTATTGAAGAAGATGTTAAAATCCAGAAAGAATATACAATAAAAAGATTAAGCGATATTCAATTCAATATTAAAGGAAGAGGTGGAACATTTTTATCACCCGGATTAAAAAGAAGTCTAGAATTAAGATCAGATATAACCTTAGTTTTTACGGATGCAGAATGTGAAAATTTAAATGAATTTGATAGAAATTTATTACCTAAAAAAACAGTTTACGTCATTCCTAAAAATAATTCAGATCATTTGATAAATAAAACTGGTTATATTGTAAGAGCTGATTATTAAAAATTTTTTTAAAAAATGTAAGAATTTTAAATTTTCTTACATTTTTTTAATTTATTTATAGAATCTAAATTGTATATATATCAATTATTGAAATAAAAAGAAAGAGGAGGATATAACATGGAAACAAAGAACATTACTGACGACGAACTTTTTAACGAGGTAGATAAAATTATCGGGATCAACGATGCATTTGAAAGAGTGAAACAAACATTTATTTCATTCTTTGAGGAAAAAGGAATTCCCATTGATAAGGAACAATACAAAGAACTGGAGCAGGAAATAGAATATCATATGTATGATTACAAGAAAAAAATGGAAATTGAGAAATTTAGAAAATTTCTCGACATGACAGACACTCAGATGATGAAGGAAATCAAAAAAACATTTGATGGTGCCGTTGATGCACACTGTCAGTTAATGTATGAAACCTTGGAAACCACGTACAATGAAGATACAATTTAACAAGTAAAGAAAAAAAGATATGAGGCTATAATTCTCATATCTTTTTTTTATTTTTTTGAATTAATTTTTTTCTATATATATTAATTAGTGAATAAAAATAAAATGAAAGGGGAGCTTTTATGGAAAAAACATCAAGAACATTTAACGAAACACTTTTGGAGTTTTTCGATGTTATTGGATTAATGGAGTCAACACACTCAAGTTTGGATTCTATAATTAAATGGCAAGTTACAAGTGGGGAGATTAGTAAAGAGGAATCTGAATTAATAAAAGAAAAAATAGGCAGTATAGACGAAATGGATTATGTTGCATTATTTTCTCAAACATTTCAGCAGTATTATTCACAGGATGATCTGGAAGAAATTCTTCTATTCATGAAATCCCCCATTGGAACTAAATTTAGGGAGTCAACAATTGAGTTGATTCCTAAATTAAATGACATAACGATTCGTTTTATTAACGGTTTATTTAGTGAAAATTGTTAGGTGAGAAAAAAAGAAGACCTATTAATTTGGTCTTCTTTTTTCCTTAAAAAATAAAAGAGGTAAAAAATGGAGATAAAAAGAAAATTAGCTTCGGTGAGAATTATTAAAGATATTTTACCTATTGAAGATGCTGATTTTATTGAATTAGCTATAGTTGATGGTTGGCAATGTGTTGTCAGAAAAGGTGAGTTAAAAAAAGGGGATAAAGTAATTTATTTTGAAATTGATTCATTTCTACCAATACGACCAGAATTTGAATTTCTAAGAAAATCATCGTTTAAAAGAATTGAAGAATTAGATAAAGAAGGTTTCAGATTAAGAACAATGAAATTTAAAGATAGAATTTCTCAAGGTTTAGCTTTATCATTTTCAAAATTAAATTTGAATGAAAATGATTTTAATGTTGGTGATGATTTAACTGATTTATTAAGTGTTGAAAAATATGTAAAACCCATTCCTATCTTTATGAGTGGAAAAATAAAAGGTTATTTTCCAGGGTTTATAAGTAAAACAGATCAAGAAAGAATTCAAAATTTACCCCATTATTTTGAAAAATATAAAAATGAATTTTTTGAAGTGACAATAAAATTAGATGGTACGAGTTCAACATATTTTTATAGAGATGGTGAATTTGGATGTTGTAGTAGTGAATTATATTTAGATGATTTAAGTGAAGATAATGAATACAATATTTACATTAAAATTTCTAAAGAATTATATTTAAAAGAGATATTATCAGAATTTAAAAATAATATTGCATTACAAGGTGAAATCATTGGTCGTAAAATTCAAAAAAATAGAGAAAGATTAGCAGAGAATGAATTATATATTTTTAATATTTATGATATTGACAGAGGAATGTATATGGAACCAAGTAAAAGATATGATTATTTAGAAATGTTAAATTGTTTAGCATCCAAGTATAATGTTAAAATTAAACATGTTCCAATTTTATCTAAAAATGAAAGAATTTTTAAAAAATATGATACAATAGATAAGTTATTAGAATATGCGGATGGACCTTCTTTAAATCCTAACAATAGAAGAGAAGGAATTGTTTGTAAATCAGTGAATGAAAGTAAAGAAAGAATTTCTTTTAAGGTAATAAACAATAAATATTTACTAAGAAATACTGATTAAAATTTAAAAAAATTAAGGAGAATAAATGAGCGATTATACATCAAAAGATATAAAAGTATTAGATGAAATATCACATATTAGAAATGCGCCAGGAATGTATATTGGATCAACAGAAACACCGACACATTTATTAGAAGAATTATTAGATAATGCTCTTGATGAATGTTTAGCTGGATATGCAAATATTGTTGGAATTTATATTGATACAAAAAATAGTAAATATACGGTATGTGATAATGGTAGAGGGATGCCTATTGAAGAAGGTGTCCCCATTACCGTTTCAACAAAGATGTTTAGTGGTGGGAAATTTAAGAATATGAAAACTGCATATAATATATCAGTTGGTATTCATGGTGTGGGATTAACAGCAGTAAATGCATTAAGTAATTTTTATGAAATTGAAATTTTTAAAAATAAAAAACATGGTAAATTTACATTTGAAAATGCAAAAATTAAAAATGAATTAATAGAAGATTATAATAAAGAAGAAAAACCTTTCTCAACAGCAATTTCTTTTGTACCTTCAAAAAAATATTTTGAAAAAACAATAGTAAATATGGATAGAATAAGAAAAAGATTAGCCGTTGCGTCAGTTGAATTATCTAATTCTTATTTTATTTTACAAATTGATGATAAAAAAGAAATTATTAATAATTCAGATAAAATAAAGTTTTTTGAAAAAGAATGTATTAATGATGAAAATGTTACAAAGATATTAAGTTTCGGTATAAAACATAAAATTGAATCTTTAAGAGTTATTTTTTGTTATTCATTTGAATCTACAATGACACCAAGAATATTATCTTCAGTTAATTTATTACCAGTTGAAAGTGGTGGGACACATATTAATCTATTTTTTGATGTTTTAAAAGATATTCTAAATAAATCTAATAAAAATGAATATAAATTTCAACAAAATGATGTTCTTGTTGGGTTAAGAGCATATATAAGTTTAGAATTAGAAAGACCTGAACTTTCAGGTCAGACAAAAGATAAATTGATCAATAGAAAAGATGCATTAAAGAAATTATTTGATGATATATCAAAACAAATTTCATCTTATTTTAATGATAATAAAGAAGATTTACAAGTTTTATTAGAAGGATTTGATATATACAGAAAGAAACTTGATTCTAAAAAATTAAAAAGTTCATCACACAATAAAAGAGTTTCAACAAAATTTACAAAACTTAGAGATTGTACTGGTGTGAATGGAGAATTATATATTGTTGAGGGTGACAGTGCGGCAGGAACATTAATTCAATGTAGAGATCCTAGGATACATGCTATTTTTCCGTTAAGAGGTAAAATCCCCAATGTTTTGAATGCAAAAGATATTTTAAAAAATAAAGAAATTGCAGAATTGACTCAGGCAATGGGTTGTGGAATCGGACCAAATTTTGATTTATCAAAATTAAAATATAGTAAAGTAATTGCAAGTTCTGATAATGATTATGATGGTTACCATATTTCTTCTTTAATAGCAATGGTTTATTTAATTTTATTTCCTGAAATTATTAAAAGTGGAAAATTTTATCTAGCAAGTGGACCTCTATATGCAGTAAATGAAGGAAAAACATTTATACCATTATGGACAGAAGAAGAATTAAAAGAATCTAGGGATAAAAATAGGCATATTACATATTTTAAAGGTTTGGGTGAAATGTCACCACAACAATTAAAAATTTGTCTTATGGATGAAAAAACAAGAAGATTAATAAAATTGGAATATACAAATAATCAAAATGAATTAATAAAGATATTTACAGATGTTGAAGCTAAAAGAGATTTATTAAAAGGGAAAGGATAAAAATGGACGAACATATTCCAAGTCTTTATAAAGAATATGGAAAATATGTAAATTCTTCAAGAGCTTTTCCATTAGATATTGATGGTTTAAAGCCAGTTGAAAGAAAAATTTTATTATCTGCATATTTAATTGCAAGAGATAAATTTGTAAAAAGTGTTAAAGTTGATGGCATTTGTCTTGGTAATTTTCATCCTCACTCTTCAGCATACGGTACAATTGTTCAATTAGTTCACCAAGGATTTTTAGAAGGACAAGGAAATTTTGGAGTTAATGTTGGTATTGAAGATGTTGGTGCCGCGGCAGCTAGATATACAGAGGTTAAATTATCTAAATATATAAAAGATATGGCATTTAAATATCTTGATTTTGTTTTATGGGAAATAAATGAATTACAAGAAAAAGAACCTATTCATCTTCCAACAATGTTTCCTTTATGTTTATTAGGGAATAATTATATACAGGGAATAGGTTTTGGATATAGAACAATTATTCCGTGTTATACTTTAGAAGATTTAACTAAAAGATTAATGTTTTTATTGGGAAAAATTAAAAAAGAACCTATAATTAAACCAATATCTGATTGTAAAATTATTTCTAAAGATTCAGATTTAAAGAAATTATTAACAACAGGTAAGGCGAATATTGAATTTAAAGGAATAATGAAAGTTGATAATATTCATTCAAGAGTAATTATAAAATCATGGCCAGGTATAAAGAAATTTGAATCCATTTTAAAGAAGATTACAAAAGAATTAGAAAATCAAGATGTTGGTTTTACAGATTTATCAACAACAGAAACTAATATTGTTATTGAGGTTATTAAACAAAGGAATAAAGCTGATATTTTAAATAGAGTTGTTAAAAAATTAGAAGAAGCATTAACTGGTTCTATTTCTTTTGATATTATTGTTACAGATAGAATGAGAAATATTAGAACAATTTCAGTGGATGAATTACTTTTAAATACATATAAAATGTTTAAGAATGTTAATGAAATTAGATTAAATCATGAAATCAATATTTTAAATAAACATATTGATGAAAATATACTCATTGAAAAAATAAAACCATTATTAATAAATTATTTAAAAACAAATTATAAAGATCCATCTGAAATTATTGAAAAAATAAGTAAAAATTTAAAGATTGAGAAAGATATTATAAACTCGCTATTTAATAAACATAAAATCAATAAATTATTATCTGTAAAATTAGATAATCAAAAATTAAAAGATAAAATAAATGAATTTAAAAATAACCTGAAAAATATTGATGAATATGTTAATTTACAATATCAAAATTAATAGAAAGGGATAAAAATGATATCGAGTCAATTATTAGAAAATTAAATTAAGTAAAGAAAGGAGAAAACATGAACTATATTGATACGATAACCAAAAGATTTGAATTTGAATATGGTCATTATATTCCAAATCATCCAGGAAAATGTATTAACCTTCATGGTCATACAGGTAAATTAGAAATTACTGTTAGAGGTGTTATTAATGGATATACGGGAATGATAATGGATTTTAGTGATTTAAAGAAAATTGTGAATGAAGAAATAATTGAAAAATTAGATCATAATTTTTTAAATGATATGTTTGATTTACCTACAGCTGAAAATATAGGTAATTGGATTTGGGATAAATTAGAAGAAAAAGGTTTGAATATATATAGATTGAGATTATGGGAAACATCAGATTCATATTTTGAAAGGGTAAGTATTTATTAATGATTTATAGAAATACTGGTATCTTTATTCCTAGAAAATATAAGAATGAAAAATTTTATGATAACATAAAAAATAATCTTACTAGACTTACAAAATCATATCAAAATTCTCCAGTTGTCGAACTTAAATTTTATATTGAAGATGATAATTATTTATTAATTCCTAGATATTTTCCCTTAGAAGATTATTGTGATTTAAAAATAACTGATAAACTACCACCGGGTAAAGATATAAATATTTCAACGAAGATTGAATTAAGAGATAATTTACAAAAATCAGTTGTTGATTTTATTAATTCAAATAATAAAGGAATTATTCAAGCCCCTCCCGGTAGTGGTAAAACTGTAATGTCAATTAAAACAATATGTGATAAGAAAAAGAAAACTCTTATTCTTGTTCATAGAGATTCTTTAGTCGAACAATGGATTGAAAGATTTTTACAATTTACAGATATTCAAAAATCATCAATAAGTCGCCTGAAATCGTCTACAGTTGAAGATAATTTTAAAAGTGATATAGTGGTAACAACCAATCAAACTTTTGTATCCCTTTTGAATAAGGATAGAATAAGACTATTAAAATTAATTAATGAATCTGATTTTGGAGTTTTGATTGCAGATGAAATTCATACAACAGTTGGTGCTCCAACATTTTCTTTATGTTCAATACATATTCCTTGTAAAGAAACATATGGGTTGAGTGCAACACCATATAGAAATGATGGAACATCTGATATTATAAATTATCATTTAGGAGATATTTTTGTTCCAAATGAAGAAGCATCTGTGATGAAAGCAAATGTTACAGTTATAATGTTTAGTTTTAAAATTCTTAAAGATCGAAAAAGATATTTATTTTGGGGTGGTAGTTTTCAGAGAGCAAGATATCTTAATATGTTAAGAAAATCTAAACCTTTAGAAATATTATCTAAAAACCTTCTTGAAAAATTTATTAAAGATGACCGCAAGATAATTTTTGTTTCTGAAAGAATAAATTTTATAAACCAGTTATATGATTCTATTCTATCAGATGATAAGTCTAAGTTTATTTCAAATACAGGAAACGAAGCCTTGGAAAAACAAGTAACATTTGCCACACCTGGAAAAATAAGAGATGGTGTAGATGCGGCATCTAAAGATTGTTTGATATTAACAAGTCCTATTTCAAATATAGAGCAAATGACTGGAAGAATTTTAAGGATCAAGGAAGGTAAAGCGATCCCTATTGTTGTTGATATGGTAGATATTGATGTTAGGCATATATCAAGAACATTGTTTTCTCGTTTAGATTATTATAAAAATAAAAAATGGAATATTAATTTTTTATATATTGATGATAATTTAGAAAAACATATTTTAACATATGAAGAAGCGATGAGAAAAATTATTTAAGGAGAATAATTTGAAAATAGCGATAACCGCGGATATACATTTATCAAATTTTAATCAAGATCCAATTGATAAAGAAAGTGGTTTAAGAGAAAGACTATCAAGTCTAAATAATTCATTGAGATATATGTTTGATTATTGTATTTCTCATGAAATAAATAAGATAATTATTGCAGGTGATTTATTTCATAATAAAGGTTTAATTTATACAGTTTCTCAAAATATGTTTATTAAGATTTTAAATGATTATAAAGATAAAGTCTGTGTTAAATTAGTAACGGGAAATCATGATCTTTCCTCAAAAACTGAAGATGGAGAATCCTCATTATTAGCATTATCATATCATCCAAATCTAACATATTTTTCATCACCTTATTATGATGAGAAAAATAGTATTTTTTATGCCCCATATAATTCAAATATGATAAATTCAATTAAAGAAAATTCTGCAAATATTTTAATTTCACATTTTGGCTTAAATGAAGGTATATTAAATAACGGAACATCAATTATAGCTGATATTTCTCTAAGAGATTTAACCAATAAATATAAAGTTGTTATTTTAGGTCATTATCATAAACCACAAGAAATAATAAATGATAATATAAAATTTTATTATACAGGTTCACCTATTCAATTAAATTGGGGTGAATCTGGAGAAGAAAAAAGATTTTTAATTTTAGATACAGAAACTTTAGATGTTGAAAGTATTTTATTTGAAGGTTATAAAAAATATATTAAATTAGAGTTAAATAAAGATAATTATAAAGATATTAGCAAAGAAATTCAGAAAATAAAAGAATCTGGTGATTATATTAAAGTTATTAAAAAAGATGATATTAATTTAACAGAAGATTTAGATGTACCTATAGTTGATAGATCTGAAAAAGATATAACAAATCGTGGAATTAATTCTTCAATGGATATTGAAAGCAAATTAACTAAATATTTGGAAATTAAAAATGTTCAAAAAGAAGATTTTGAATATATTAAAACTATAGGAATGGAGTTAGTAAGAGGAGAATAGATTTGAAAAAAATTAAATTCAAAAAAGTTATAATGCAAAATTTTATGGGTTATACTGATTTATTTGAATATGATATTGTGGATGGTCTTACTTTAATAACGGGTCCAAATGGGAAAGGAAAAACTTCAATTTTTGAATGTATATGTTATTGTTTATATGGAGTTAATTCAAAAGGTGTTGGTGGTGATGATATAATTAATACTGAAATAGGTAAAAATTGTTTCACACAGTTATATTTTGATATTATTGAAGATGAAAATATTGATGAATATAATATAAGTAGATATAGAAATTATAAAAATAAAGGTACAACTGCTATTTTAGAAGGTCCCATTAAAGCTACCGGGTTAACAGAAGTTAAAAATAAAATAGAATCAATTGTGTTACCTTATAAATTATTTACAAATAGTATTTTCTTCGCTCAGGATATAAATGATTTCTTTACAAAATTACCTGACACTCAGAAGAAAGAAATATTTAGAAAAGTTTTATCTTTGGATGAATTTACGGATTATTTAAAAAATTGTAATGAAAAAGAGAAAATAGAATTAGAAAATATAAATAAGATTGATAATCTTATTATATTAAAACAATCATTAATTAAAGATAAAGAAGAATACCTGAAAAAATTAGAAAATGATAAAATAAATTTTAATAATAATAAGAATGATAGAATTAATAATATTAAATCTCAAATCAAAGAATTAGAAATTAAAAAACATGAAACGCAATATAAAATTTCAAGATCTACATTTTTAGAAAATAGAAAATTGGATATTATTAATTCAGATATTAATGTTTGCCAAAATGAGTTAAATAATATAGATGAAAAAATAAATTCTGAAAAAAGTAGAATATTATCAGAAAGAGAATTAAAAGTTGAAAAGATTAAAAATAATTATAAAGATTTAACTTCAAAAGGTGATAGTGAATTAGAAGAATTAATATCTAATGAAAAAGAAAAGGTAAATAAAGAACTTAATGAATTTAATGAGAAAATAAATGTTTTAGATATAAAAATTATGCAAATTAATACTGAAAAAACATATTTATTTAAAGATATTGAATCTAATGAAAAAGAAATAAATAAAATTAATAATTCATTAAATTTAGATGTTTCATTATGTCCAGTTTGTCATAGAGAATTAAATGATACTGTCAAAAATGAATTAAAATTAGAAATTAATAATTATAAAAATATAATTGGTGAAATTAAAAGAAAATTAATCAATTTAGATAATCAATTAAATGAAATTGAAAAAGAAAAAACACAGTTACAATTAACAAATAATAATTATATAACTAATTATGAAGGAAAAATAGACAAAATTAGAAGAGAACATAAAATAATATCACAATCTTTAGTTGAAAAATGTAATGAAGAAATATCTGAAGTTAATGATAAATCTAAAATTGAATTTTCAAAAGTTTTAGAAAAATTTAACCAAATTAAATCAGATTTACAAAATAAAAAAATAGAATTAAGTAAAGAAAAGAATCTAGCAGAAGAATTATTAAAATTATTTGACGAAATAAAGACTTTTGATGATAAAATTAAAGAATATGAATTTCAGATAAAATTGATAAATGAACAAACATTTGATAATTCTTTATTTGATAAAATTAAAAATGAAATATTAGAAATATTAGAAGAATTAGAAACAATTTCTGAAGATAAGAAATTTTGTATGAAAAGATTAAACGCTATAAGATTCTGGAAACAGGGTTTTTCAACTTCAGGAATACCAAGTATGTTAATTGATGAAGCAATTCCATTTATGAATAGTCGAATTTTAGATTATTTAGATTTAATTTCTAATGGAAGATATATTGTAAGTTTTGATACATTAAGTGAGACAAAATCTGGAGAAATAAGAGATAAAATTTCTATTAGATTTTTAGATACAGTTACTAAAAATAATCACAATTCTACAATGTCAAAGGGTCAAAGAAGAATTGTTGATATTAGCACTATTTTAACATTAACTGATCTTCAAGTTTTAATGCATAATGTTGAGTTTAATCTTTTTATATTTGATGAAATATTTGATTCATTAGATGAAGAAAATACAGAAAATGTTGCTAGATTATTAAATAAATTAGCAGAAAGTAAAAGTATTAATTTAATAAGTCATACCCATATTAATCAAATTAATCCGGATAGAATTTTAGATCTAACTGATGGATCTTTAACAACAGTTAATCCAAATTAAAAAGGAGAATATAATGAGAGAAATTAAAGTTATTGTCATAGCACCATTTTCTTACATTATTGGAGAAGTAACCAAAGAATGTGAAGAATTTATAGAATTTTCCAAACCTATTTTGATGACTCCTGTTATGACTCAAGGTGGAAATTTTCAATTAGCACCAACACCTATTATGACTCCAAAAGATGATATTATAAAAATAAATAAAAATAAAATATTAATTTTTCCTTTTATACCACCAGATGATCTTTATAAAGAATATGTTAAAATGACAAGTTCAATTCAATTAATGTAAGTGAAGGAGAAATAATTTGAAAGATACAATTCAAATTGTTAATTTTCTTTTAACTAGAAGGTGTAACCTTCAGTGTTCTTATTGTGGAATTGCAAGAAATACAAATAATCGTTTGAAGCATTTTTATGAAAATGAAGTAAATACTGAAAGAGTAATAAAATTTCTTGAAAAATTAAAAAAACATAATCCAAATTCTTTTGTAATATGGTATGGCGGTGAACCTTTGTTAAGAAATGATTTAGCTGAAATTATTAGATATTGTAATTTTAATGATATTAATTATACTATAATTACAAATAATACAGATATAATTCAAAAAAGAATTAAAAAACTTATTTATGATGTTGGTTACCTTCAGGGTTTAACATCATCTGTAGATCCTTATATTTTACTTAATAAAAAAGATGATATTACTATTAAAAGTAATAAAGGTTTACTTGGTTTAATAAAATTTAAAAAATATGTAAAAGATTTAGTTGCTGAAATAACTGTTGATAAAAATACAATTAATAATTTATATAATTTAGTAAAAATTTTAACAGATAATGATATATCAAGTAGTATTACATTTCTTGATATTGCAAAATCAGAATATTATGATTTTTCAAATGTTAAATCTAGTGAAAATTTAGTTTATCCAACAGAAGAATTAAAAGAAATTCTAAAAAGAATTTTAGATGAAAATTTAAATGTTCATATGAAAGATTTGATTTATAATAAAATTTATGATATATTACCATCTAATTTAAAATGTTATGAAGATAATAAAAATATTCATAATTTAACAGTTGATGCAGATGGTTCGATTAGATGTTGTTTAAGAATACAAGGTTCATATTGTCCGACATATAATACAATAGAAAATGTTTTCGATGAAAATTATAATGTATCTGAATTATATAAAATGAATTTTGAAAATGATTATAAATATTATTGTAAAGGATGTAATTGGACTTGTATGTTGTTTTCGGATCTCTTATCTAGGGATGATTCAAAATTAGATGATTTATTACATTCTGAAAAACGTTCTTGATATTTTCTATATATATTAATTATTGAAAAATAAAAAGAAGGGAGGTGATTTGTATTGCTAGATAAAAAGATTAAAACTACATTTAAATTATTTAGAATGATTAGAAGATCTAAAAAATGTATTATATTTTTTATTAAGAAAGATGGAAGTAAAAGAGTAATGGACTGTATTTTAGATTTTAAAAGAATTCCAAAAGAAATGCATCCTAAAAAATTAAATATTAGAGGAATTATAAAAGATATTAAGAATGATCGAATAAGAGTTTATGATATTGAAAATAATGGTTGGAGATTAATTTTAACAAATAATGCATATAAAGCAATTATTGATAACATTGAATATAAAATTGAAATAAAATAGATTTTAATAATTTTTTAAAAAAAAGTTCTTTACAAAAACTATTAATTAACATCCTGATATTATTAAAATAAGATAAAAACACGAGGAATTTATTTTGAGTGATTTCTTATCCAAAAACATTTTTGAAGAAAAGTATAGGACCACATTATCACAAAGAATATTATCCGTTTTTATTATTAATCTTCTTAAATTAGTAAAAGGATTGAATAAAGATATTTGTGAATTAACAGATTCTGAATTAATTAAAATTATTGAGAAACATGAAAAAATAAATCCTAAAGATTAAATGATAAAATGTAGGCAAATCATTATTGAAAGTTTAATTGATTATTCAGATAAAAAAGATCTAAGTTTAAGACATGAAAATTATATTATTGATAATGACTTATTAGAAAAAATAAGATTGAAAAATATACAAATCAAAAGACTAGAAAATATAATAAAAGGTAAGAATCAAGAAATTGAAAGATTAAAATCATTAAGATATTAAAGTCAAGAAAAGGAGGAGGTATTATATAATACCTCCTCCTTATAAAATATTGTTTTTATTTTTTATTAAGGATATAATAAGAAAAATCTTACATAGGAGATATGAATGCCGAACCTGATAAATAGGGAATTTATAAAGATAATTAAAGAAGTTAAAACATCAAAAATTTTAGATAAAAAAAATTTTCATAAAGATGGTCTTTTTTCAGAACAGATTTTTGGTCCATTAAAAAATTATATTTGTCAATGTGGAATTTATTGGGGTCCTTCTAATTCAAATAAAAAATGTCCTGTTTGTCATGTTGATATTACATCTAATCGTGAAAGAAGAAAAAGATTTGCAAAAATTATTTTACCTATTCCTGTTGTAAATCCTATTTTTTATGATTTATTAGTTTCATTAGGAAAAAGTGAAATAAAAAAGCCATTAGAATTGTTAATTAAAAATGAAAAATCATCATTATATGTTGACGAAGAAAATAATCATTTTGTAGTTGAAGAAAATGACGAAAAATGGCCTCCAGAAAAATTTAAAAAATATGAAAAATCAGAGGCTATTATAAAATTAGTAACATGGTTATCAGAAGAATTAATAGATATTCCTGATTGGAAATATATTAATGATCATATAGATAGTTTAATGATCAATGAAGTTTTAGTTTTACCTCCTGATTTAAGACCAACATCAAAAATTCGTTCTAAAAACGATCAAATGAAATCTGATGAAATAAATAGTTATTATACACACCTTTTAAATCATAAAGCAACAATCGAAGAAACAAATATAGATATTCTTAATAAAAAAGAAATATATTATATGTATTTTAAACAATTACAAAAATTAGTTAATACATTATATGAATTTATTTTGGATAAATTATCTAAAAAAGAGGGTTTGATTCGTGGAAATATATTAGGTAAAAGGATAGATTTTTCAGGAAGAGCTATAATTACACCTGATCCTGTAATAGATATCGACGAATGTTCATTACCTTATGTAATGATTTTAGAATTATATAAATTACAAATTTCAAAAAAATTAATAGATTATAATCACTTTAAACTTCAAAATGAAGCTGTTGATTATATAGATGAGTGTATTGAAATGGATAAATTAAATTTGATTTCTATTTGTGAAGAAGTAATCAAGGATGAAGTTTGTTTATTAAATAGACAACCTTCTTTGCACAGATTAAGTTTATTAGGTTTTAAGATTAAAATGAATACTGATAAAGTAATAAAAATTCATCCATTAGCATGTGCGGGATTTAATGCAGATTTTGATGGAGATCAAATGGCAATATATTTACCAATAAGTAAAGAATCAAAAGAAGAAGTTTTAGATAAATTCTTATTTACTAAGAATTTATATAATCCTGCAAATATATCACTATCAGCAACTCCTTCTCAAGATATTATTTTAGGAGTTTATATTTTAACAAATAATATGATTCCTGAATTAAATAAACAGATTGAATATAAAAATGAACAAATAACAGAAAGTTTAAAAATATTTAATGAATGTTTACCTGAAGATTATCCTATTATAAAAGATCCTGTTAATAAAAAGAAGCTTATTAATTTATTAAATGATATTAATGATAAATATGATTATACAATTACATCTAAGATTTTAGATGATATTAAAATGATAGGTTATAAATATTCAACATTATATGGAACAACTTTATCTTTAGATGGTTTAATTCTTGATAATGTTGATGAATTGAAAGAAACAATCTATTCAAAAAATACTTCTAGAGAACAGTTAAATGAATTAGCGAGTAAAGAAATTGAAAATGAATTAAGAAATAAATTTATGTATTCATATGTCATAGATTCTGGTTCTAGAGGAACATGGGAACAGGTAAGACAGATATTATTATCAAGAGGATTTATCTCAAATTTTTCAGGAAAAATTATTGAAACACCAGTTAAAAATAATTTAGTTGAAGGTTTAACTCAATATGAATTTTTCAATTCAAGTTATGGCTGCAGAAAAGGTCTTTTAGACGTTGCAATAAATACAGGAGATTCAGGTTATTTATCAAGACAGCTTGCATTTGCATGTTGTAATTTAATATTAGATTCAAATCTTGATGATTGTGGGACTGAAGATTATCTAAATGTATTCGTTGAAGATGAGAAAAAGGCAAAATGTCTTTTATATAAATTTTATTTAAATGGAGATAATGAAGAATTAATTACAAATGATAATTTAAAGAATATAATTGGTAAAAATATTAAAATTAGAAGTCCTATTTTTTGTAAAAGTGAAAAGGTTTGTAAAAGGTGTTATGGTGATTTACATAAAATATTACATTCACCATTTATAGGAATGATTGCAGCTCAAAGTTTAGGTGAAGCATCTACACAGTTAGTTTTGCGCACATTTCATTTGAGTTTAAGAAAAAATACAAGAATTTTAGATATTAATAATAAATCATTTGAAATTCAAGAAGTTTATGACAAAGTTAAAAATGGTGAAGATTTTTATACATTTAATTGTTCTCCAGAAGGAGACATATATATTAGCAAGATTGTGAATGCTCATAAAGATAGATTTGAAAAGAGAATGGTTAAGGTTACTTTAGATAATGATGAAATAGTTGAATGCACATTAGATCATAAATTTATTATGCAAGATGGAACTTCCAAAGAAGCAAAAGATTTACAAGTTAATGATCAATTAATGCCAATTTATAGAAAAAATAAATCAAAATTAGAAAACAAAAATGGAAAATTTATTGAACGAATGTCATTCAGATATTTTATTAAAAATAATAGATTTGTTAAAAATATACAATTTATAGATTTACCAGAATATGAAGAATTTTATGATTTAACTGTTGATTCAGAGTATCCTAATTTTGCATTGAAGGCAGGAATATTTATACATAACTCGGGAGCAGCTATTACTAAAAAGGGTAGCGAGGATATGTTACAAGAAGATATTATTAGCGATTTATCATCTGTATCTAAATTATTACATTCAAATAAAGATTTAAATTGTGAAGAATTGATTGAAAAATTATTTAAAATTTATAATTATTCAAAAGAAATACATTATGTTCATTTTGAATCAGTAGTTTCTCAATTAATGTGGTATGGTAATAAAAAATGGAGATTATTAAAAGATAGAAACAATTATTCTCCAGAATTTATTAGCATTTTAACAATTCCAAGTAAAGAATCATGGTTATTGGGATTTGGATTTTCAAATCAGAAAAAGAATCTTTTACGGGGTATATCTAATGAAGGTTTATATTCTGGTATCTTAGATAATATGTTATTAGGTAGGAAAACAAATATTTAAAATTATAAAAAAATAAAAAAAGAGGATATTTGATGAGAATTAAGAATCCAAATTATTCAATTCAAAACAAAGAAAATATATTTAATATACGAGAAAAAGAATATAATAATTTAATGGTGAATATTAGAGAAATACTAAGACCGGCAGAAGATGCTGGTCTTATACTTTCAGAATTTGATATTAAAGAATCACCTTCTTCTGAAGTTGAAAAAACTTTAAAGAAAAATATCATTATAAAATTCAAAAGAAATACTCAAGAAATTGATTTGAGTGTTTATATTCCAAAATTAATTGATGGTAATTATTTTTCAATTGCAGGTAAAAGAAAAATTCCATTATTTCAATTATATGATATTCCAATTGTAACAAGAGGTAAAAACATTAAATTTAGATCAAATTTATCAACAATTTTAATTATTTCTGGAAAAAAACACCCTTATATTAAATTATCATTCATGGGTAAAGAAATTCCATTTGCATTAGTATATTTTGCTTCTTTTGATTCAGATTATATTGTTAATAAATTTAATTTAAATGAATATGTTATTAATGATAACCCTCAAACAGATTATGAAAAATTATTATTTGATTTATATGCATATTATGTAGATAATATTGATTATCAAGAATATCTGGGTGAATATTTTACTAAATATGATAAAAAGAAAACAGGAGAAATTATTGCATATGCTTTATCATTGATCCCTAAAATTGATATTATCACTTCCAAATTTATGAGATTTGATAATGTTTTAGATGAATTAACAGATATTTTAAAAAATAATAAAAGTATTGATGATTTAGATTATACAAATAAAAGAATTAGATGTTTTGAATATGTTGTGCTGTCAACAATAATGAAGAATGTTTATGATTTATGTATATCAAGTAGAAAATCAAAAATAAAATTTAATATTAATTCAAAGAAAATTCTTGCTAATTGTAATTTATCAGATATTGTTCAGTTTGATTTTTCAATTAATCCTATTGATGAGCTTACAAAATTATCGAGAATTACATTAGTTGGTCCTGGTGGTTTTAATAAAGCAAATGTACCACATTATCTTAGAGATTTATCGGATAGTATGTTTGGAAGAATATGTCCAGTAGATACATCTGATAGAGATAATTGTGGTGTATTGCAATGTTTATTACCTTCAACAAAATATGATGAGAATATGCGTTTTAATGAAGAAATATGTGAAAAAAATCCAACATCCGTAGCTATTTCTATGATTCCATTTTTAGAACACGATGATCAAACAAGATTACAAATGTCAGCGTCACAAATGAGACAGGCTATTAATCTTTCTGAATTTGATGTTCCTTTAATTCAATCTGGTTGTGAAAATTTATATACTGATAAGACCCAATTTATTAAAAGGGCAAAAAAAGATGGAGAAGTAATTTATCTAGATTCAAAATTTGTAATTATTGCATATAAAGATAATGATTATGATATATTTGATATAGATAATAGACATATTTATGTAAAAAATATGGATATTATGCATGTATATGTTAAATTAGGTGATAAAGTTTCAGAGGGAGATATAATCGCAGAGAGTAATTTTTGTAAAAATGGAAGCATTAACATCGGAAAAAATCTTCTTACTGCGATAATGCCTTTTTATGGATATAATTATGAAGACGCAATTGTAATTTCAGATAGATTATTAAATGATGATTCGTTTACATCAATTCATTATGCAAATCTTTCATTTGTTTTACCTCCAGATAAATTATTATTGAGTTTAGATGAAAATAGGTATAAACCATTACCTGAACCAAATCCCGATATAGAATTTTCAGAGCCAGGAAAAGATAAAGCATATTATAGAAAACATAAAAGAGAATTAATTTTAAAAGGTAATCCTTATGCTATTATGAAAGATATTCCTAATGATCCAATGAATTATTTATCTATTTTTGAAGAAAATATTCCTTTAATTTATAACAAAGATGTTTTGATTACAAATGTTGAAATTTATCCAAATGAATATAATAATATAATACCTCAATTTAGACATTGGGTTGATAAAAAGTTTGAGAGTCAAATATCATATAATAAAAAAATTCAAGAATTAATTTTTAAATTATTTTCAAAGAAAAAAGCAATTGAAGTTATTAGAGAAAAAGGATTAGATAGATTTAATAATCGAGGAAGATTTAAATTTAAAGGTGAAAGAATTAATGGTATTTATATAAAAATAGGTGGATTTTTTAGTAGAAAAATACAAATAGGTGATAAAATTGGAAATAGACATGGAAACAAAGGTGTTATTTCAAAAATTTTACCCCATGATTTAATGCCCAAAACAGAAGATGGAAAACATGTAGATATTATTATAAATCCATTATCAACATATTCAAGAATGAACGTAGGTCAGATTTTTGAATTACATATGGGTATGTCTGTAAATGATTTTAAAATTAAATTAAATGAAATGTTAAATAATAAAGAATTAAGTCAAGATGAGTTAAAAGGGTATATTTTAGATTATATTAAGATTTTAGATAATACAAAAGATAATTGGTACACATTACAAGTTAAAGAAGAATTAAATAATTCTATTATAGATGAAAAATTTATAGAAAATTTCTATATTATAGCTCCACCTTTTGAATCTTCTACTTGTGATCAAATTAAAAAGGCATGTGAATTTACAAATACAGAATTTAGATATGATATTTTTGATGAGATATCAAAACAAAAAATTATAAGTAAAGTTGCATTAGGTTACATGTATTTCTTTAGAATGGTACATATAGCTGAAGAACGTTTGGCAGCTAGAGGCATAGGTCCTTATATGAGAAAAACAATGCAACCACCCAGTGGTAGAAAAAATAAAGGTGGTCAAAGATCTGGTGAAATGGAAACATTTTGTTTTATATCTCATGCGGGTCTAACTAATTTAACAGAAATGACAACAACGAAATCAGATTCAATTGATTTAAAAAATAAATATATTCGAGATTCAATTGGATCTGAATTTATAAGAGAAATAAAGGATGAATGTCAAACTCCAGAAAGTGTTAAATTATTAGAGGCCTATCTTAAAACAATTGGTATTAGTATTGATTAAAAATATAAGGAGAAAAACTGCAAATGAAAAATGTTCCTGACCTTCCTGATATTCAACATACAACAGAACCTGAATTTAAGATTCCAATAAGACAAGTGGGTGTTGAAAATGTAAGGACAAATATTGTTTTAGAAATTAAAAATGGTGGTTATCAAAAAATTCTATCAAATATTTCTATGTCTACAAATTTAGATTCAGATAAAAAAGGTATCTCAATGAGTATGTTAATGAGAACCTTAATTAAATATCTAGAATTACCATTAAAACATAGATTATTAATTGATATTCTTAGTGAATTTAAAAATGCAGTAGAAACCAATTCAGATGATAGTTATATACGGTTTGATTTTGATTTTCCTATAATAAAGGAAGCTCCAATTACTAAATTAAAATTCCCTCAGTTTTATAAATGTTCTTTTGAAGGAAGACTTATTAAAAATTCTTTTAGATTTTTACAAAGAGTTAAAGTTCCTTATGCAAGTTATTGTCCATGTAGTGCTTCTTTATGTAATCATCTTGAATTTTCAGGTAAACATGGTTACCCCCACGCACAAAGAAGTTATGCTAATGTTTTAGTTCTACCAAATATTTTAGATGATACTTTATGGTTAGAAGATATTATAAAATTAGTTGAAGATGCGGTAAAAACATCTCCTGTTCCTATTCTTAGAAGAGTTGATGAACAGGAATTTGCAAGAGTATCATATGAAAATACAATGTTTGTTGAAGATGCAGTTCGTTATATTTCAAATAATTTAGATAATGATAAACGGATTTTAGATTGGATTGTAAAATGCACTCATTTTGAAAGTATTCATACTCATGAAGCAATTGCAATCAATTGGAAAGGTATCGAAAATGGTTTTAATGAATTAAATATCATCTAAAGGAGTATTTTTTATGTTGAAAATTGAAGAAATTTATATTATTAATCTTTTAGAATATGAAGTTTGTTATTATAATGAAAAAAATAAAACATTTTCTATTAGATTATTAAATGATAATGAAAAAATAAATTTAAAATTAAAACAAAATATTAAAATTAATAATGAGATTTATAAAATACTTTATATTAATGAAGGTAAGAAAAGAATAACAATAAAAAAATTGGAGGAGAATAATGAATCTAGTCAGGGAAATTAATGAATACAGAGAAGAAATTGAGAACGTCAATGTTGAAAATTTAGATTCTGATGAAACTGAAATTAATGAAGAAATTGAAGTAAGATCAGAAGAAATTGAAAATGAAGAAAGTACTCAAGAATTAAATACTCAAGAAACAAATGAAATTTTAGATGATCAGGTATCTACAATTTCAATCCCCATTATTAATTTATATGAATGGATTGAAAAGTTTATCACTAGGGAATCTATAAATATCAGGCGTATTAGACTTGAAATGCCTGATATTGAATCAGATACAATTATTCTAAAGTCAATAAATCTTACAAATCCAGATCTCAAAGAATTATTTCTTTTAAAGAATACAAAAAAGATTATCATTCCAGATTTAGCAAGCGATGATATGATGTGTTATCGAAATGGTACAATTAGAGTAAATATTCGTTTATCTGATAATATATATACAAGATGTTATATTGTTAGTTCGGGGATTCATTGTTTTGCAATGTATAAAAAGACAATTATTGAAAATGAAGAAACAAGGGAATATTTTATTCCCTATTTTTATACAAAAATTAAGAATAGAAATATATCAAATGTAGATATTGAGGGTTTTTCCCAAAATATTGAAGATATTTCAAATCACATAGATTCGATTATCGAAAATGATGTAAATAAAGAAAATGTTATGCTTCTTTATAAGCCATTTTCAAAGACACAAGAAAATATTACTTCAAATTTAGATTTAATTAAGTATTTTAATGAAAAATATAGTGATGCAATTGATATTAACCATCATCTATTAATTGATAATATTCTTTTAAAGATTTTCTCAAACTAAATTCAAAAAATAAAGGGATATATCCTCGAAAAAAGGGATATATCCCTTTTTCAAAAATAATATGAAAATTAACTCAGAAAAATTTTTCTTAACCGACATTTATTCATATGATATATCAGCATGTCATTTTAATATTTTGAAATCATTAGGATATGATTTATCGAATATAGATAAAAATGATAAAATGAAAAGAAATATCCAAATTGGAAAGTTAATGGGTCAAAATAAAGTAATATCTAATATCTTAAAAGAAACAACAAATAATATAATTTCTGAATATATCAAAAGAAATGAACTTAAAGATAATAACATTATATTAAGACAATATGATGGTTTTTTAAGTAATAAATTATTAAAGAATAGAGATCTTTATTTACCATTAGAATTAAGAAATATTTTTACTAAAATGATAATATCAGTTGATAAAACCAAGTTTATTGCGTTAACAAATAAAAATGAATTAATAATTAAGGGTATTGCAGATTTATATAAGAAATTAAATGAAATTTATAGAAAGTTATTAGAAATTAATTATGTTAGTAAAATCGAAATTTTTAAAGGAATAGAAAATATTAAAGAATATATTTATCAAAGTGATGATATTGAATTATTTTGTATTCCTTATGATGATTTACATTATAGATTATTTTTCTATGAATATGGTGAAATAAAAATAAATAAAAATTCAATTAATTTAATAGATTCAAATGATATTCAAAAAAGTAAATATTTAGAAATTTATTTATACGATTTTGTCAAAGGATTAGTAATGGATTTCATATGAGAGGAAAAATATGGAAAGTAAATTTCTTGTTTTAAATGCAGCCGGAGGAAAAATAAAATCAATTGATGTTGATAAATATAATCTAACATATAATTTATTAAATGTTGATTTAGGATATTATAGCAAATATAAAATTGATGAAGTTGAAGATTTTATCGTGAATGATAAATCAAATAAAAACAATAATATATTTATAAATTCTGATATTTTTGAATTTTTAGAAAAAACTATTTTAAAATTTAATATAATTACTGTTTATAGATTTTTAGAACATGTTTCAAAATCTAATATTCAATATTTCTTATATTTGTTGGCAACATCATTGAAATTAAATGGAGAAATAGATATTATTGTTCCAGATTCACATAAATTAGCAAAAATGTTAATAGATGAAGATATTAATGATCCAAGTTGGTATTCATTGGATCTTTTATTAACTTATGAATTATTAGCAGATCAACCATCTCCTCATCTTAGTTTATGGTCAGAAGATAGATTAAAATATTTTATTGAAGCTGAAAATTACTTTAAAATAATTTCAATTGAAAAAGATTTTAACTTTGATGGAAGAGATATTTATTTAAGAGCAAAAGCTCGAAGAATAAGATAAAAAAGGAGAATTTATGGTTCCTGAAAATATTGAAAGACTTGTAAATAGTGGTCTTATTTTTGAAAACGATACATTTAAATATGGAGATAAATATTCAAAATTATTTTATGAATTAGTTGAGACAAAGAATTCTAAAGAAGAAATTCCAATTTTGGCTTTATATACAGCAAAACCCGAAGAAGAACCATCATATGAATATCAAGGAATAGTATCTCATTTATATCATTTTGAAGGTAATGAAAACATAGTTAATGAAGTAATTGAATCATTAAATGATGGAAATGCAGAAATAATTGAAAAATGTAATCTTAATCCAAAATTAACAGTGATGTTAAATGAAATGATAATAAGAAACAACAGTTTTCCATCAAGAGATGGTGATATTCACCCAATGGTTACGATTGTCAATTCATATAATGGGACTCATCTTGTAAAAATTTCATTTGGATTTTCAATATTAAGAGAAAATGTAATTTCAAATACCTTAACAATGAGAAAATCTTTTGGAACAATAGATAAAATCCATATTAAAGGAAGTTCAAATACATTTTACGATAATATTAACAATTATATTCAAGTTATGTCAGGTAATCTTTCGTCATTAATCGAAGTTAATATGGAAAAACAAATAAATGAAGAAACATTATTACAGATTCTTGATGTTATTGATTCATTGGGTAAGAAAAGAAGAGAATTAGTTTCCAATTCAATAAATGAAATCCGTCAAAATAACAATTCAATTTCAAGTTGGGATTTGTTTATGGCATTATCAAAATTTACAACAAATGAAGGTAATCTTAATGCAAAAGTTCTTCTTGAAAATATTGTTGAAAGATTTATGGTTATTCCAAATAGAATGTTAGAATTTATCGAATCTCAAAGAATTGCCGCCTAAAAATTCTTAAAAAATATTTAAAAAAGGATTTATCTTTAATAATAGATAAATCCTTTTTTTTGTTTTAGAACCCAGAACAAATACATAAATAAGAATTAAAAAAGGTTGTCAATGCCAGAAATAAAAAGAAGAAATATACCAGATACTGGATATGATATTCAGGTTAAAATTAATAATCTTGATTATTCAAATGATCTTATTTCATTAAGGATAATTTCAAGTTTAGTTAGTTCATATCAAATTGTTATTCTAGAAATGATTTTAGATCAAACTGATATTATTTTTGAAAGAATTTATGGTAAAGATCCCATTAATCTTATAATTAGATATTTGGGAAGAGGAACTGAAAATCAATTTACAGAAGAAATAAGAATGGAATTAATTCATTTAAGTTCAGATTCAAAAATGACTATAAGAAATACTCAATCTAAAGAAGATAATAAATTTTTAGAAAGAGTAACATTTGTAACTGTACCTAGAAATGCATTTAAAACAACAAGTACATTAATAAATGAGATTTATATTAACAAAACTTGTAAAGAAATAATTAGCGATTTTGTTTCAAAAAATACAAAAGCTAAATTAAATATTGACAATGATAATATTAATAATGAAAAAATTGAACAAATAGTTATACCACCTATGCCATTAAATAAAGTTATTAGATATTTAGATAATAATTTTGGTATTTATAATGGCGCTTCAAATTCAGGTTTTTGTCAATATGATAATGTTTTTAATGTTTTTAATTTATCAAAAAGAATAACAAAAAGTCAAATTTTTAATATTTATCAATTATCAACAGATGGTGAAGATAATAAAAAGATTATTAATAAATGTATAGACGGTGAAAATTTTTATTCTTATGATTCATTAGTTAACACATATTCTGGAAATACAAAATTAGCTTCATTATCTAAAAAAATTAATCATATTGTTAAACCTAGTGATAGATTATATCATATTATTTCACAGGATTTAGAAAAAATTTGTTCTGATTTTGGAGCAAATGTTAAAAATAAAGAATTATTTATTGATCCAATTTTAAATGAAAGAGAAACATATAAAACAACACAAACGGGTAATGAACTTTCTGATGTTTTTGCAAATTCCAGAATAGCCAGATCAATTATAGGATTATCAAATGTGATTGTAAATTTAGAGAAAAATTTACCTATTTTAAATTTAATGAAAATTGGTGAACCTGTAATGCTTAAAACAGGGACATTAGAATATATTGATTTAAGTGGTAAATATATTTTAAAGTCATCAGATTTATCATTTTCAAGAGAATCTGTAAGAAATTGGATGAGTTTTGCTAAATTAATATTAATAAGAACAAATAAAACACTATAAAATTTTAATTGGATAATTTAAATGACAAAACTTCAACAAGTAAAGGAATTTATAAAATGTAAAGAGTCTTTTGAACATTATTGTGAAAATCATGTTTTAATTGAGATTCCAGGTGGAGATATTCTTTTAAAACCTTATGATAAACAAAAAGAATTAATAGAAAAATTATTAATTGAAAGATATCTTTTAGTTTTAAAAAGTAGACAGGTTGGAATTTCAACTATTATTCAGGCATTATGTTCATGGTTAGTTGTATTTTTTGATAATGTTGTAGTTGGAATTATATCAAAGGATGGAAAAGAAGCTACAGATTTTGCTAGAGCTGTTAGAGGAATGGTCGAGAAGTTACCATCATGGATGAATCCAGGATTTGATAAATACACAGAACAGAGTTTTATTTTAAAAAATGGTTCTAAAGTATTTGCGGCAACTGTTAATCCTCAAGCTCCTGAAAAAACATTAAGAGGTAAACCAATTACATTTTTAGTAATTGATGAAGCTGCATTTATTAAAAATATTGATGAAGCTTGGACTTCAATGGTTCCGGCTTTATCGACATCTCAAAAACATGCAAGAAATTCTGGGATCCCTTATGGAACTATTATATTAAGTACCCCTAATAAAACAATGGGTACAGGAGCTTGGTATTATAAAAAATATACTCAAGCTATATCTGATGATTATGATAGTATTTTCAAACCATTTATAATTCATTGGAAAATGATTCCAGAATTAGCTAATGATCCTGAATGGTATAATACTCAATGTAGATTATTTGATAATGATCCAAAGAAAATTGAACAGGAATTGGAATTAAAATTCTTACCTTCTGGTGGATCATTCTTTGATGATAAAGTTTGTATTATATTACAAGAAGATAAGGGAGAACCCAGAAAGAAAGTTAAACTTTTTAATTCTGAATTTTGGGAATTTGAAGAGCCAAACAATGATTCTTACTATTTGATAGGTGTTGATACTGCACCTGAATTTGGATCAGATGAATCTGCAATTAATGTAATTGATTATGAGACAGCAGAACAAGTTGCAGAATATAAAGGAAAAATATCAGTTACAAATTTTTGTAAGATAATTGAATATGTAGCTCATAGGTTCCACGGTCTATTAATTATTGAAAAAAATTCTTATGGAAATCAAGTAGTTGAATATTTCGATAATAAAACGGAAAATAATATTCCAATTTATAAAGAGAAAAAGAGTGAAGGTAAAGTATCTTCCGGTTTAACAACAAATTTAAAAACAAGACCTTTAATGATTAATGCATTATATAAATATATTACCCAATATACCAATAGTATTAAATCATCAAGAACTGCAATGCAATTGATAGGATTAGTTGAAAAGAAAAACGGAAAAGTTGAAGCAGATACAGGTTGTAAAGATGACTTGGCTTTATCTATTTCATTGTGTTATTATGTTAGAGAATATGATCCACCTTTAATTTTGGAGAAAAAAGATAGTATAGTTATGAAAAACTTCAATGATATTATAGTATTAAATAATGATGAATCAATAGAAAATGAATTTAAGGATATGAATAATATTAATTCAGATTTGTTAAAACAAATAAAAGATAAAAATTTAAATTCTTCATATGTTGATATGATAACATTTATAAGGAGTTAAAAATAAATGGATTATGATGATTTTGATGATATTGAAGATTTAGCTAATGAATCAGATTTAGAAGATGAAAATAATAATTTATATAAAATCGATTCTACTGTTGATTTAATAAGAAAATATCAAGAAAAAAATACTAAACAATTGAATGAAATTACAAAAAGAATTTCTTCTGTTTCTAAAACTCAGTTAGAATCTGCAAAAATGTTAAGAACAAAAGAAATAGGATATACTGAAGGAATTAAAGAAGTAAATAATTCAATTGTGGTTATTCTTAGAAAATTAGGTTTTGTTGTTGATGATGTATCTAAAACAGCAAAAAATATTTTAGTAGGAACTGCTAAATCATCAAAACATGCGGTTACTAAAATATCATCAACAATAAATGAAGATATACAATTTAATAAATCTAATTACATGGCTACAATGTTAGCACAATCAACACCAATTTTTGGTTATTTTGTATCAAAATTTATGGATACAAGAGTTTTTTCATCTTTTGCCGACAGAATGAAAGAGAATTTTAGAGATGCAGCTGATTATGCACATGATGAATTTAAAAAGAGAGGTATTTTTGGATTTATTACAGATACAATAAAATTATTATTAAAATTACCTTTTAAAGCAATAGCACTACCATTTAAATTTTTAGCTTTTTTAATAAAATCCCCATTCAAATTTTTAAGTGGTATTAAACATGCAATTTTTGGTAATAAAAATATTAAAAATGAACTAGATGATATTCCATCACTTAAAAAAGGTGGTTTTGTTAAAAAAAGTGGTTTAGTAAATGTTCATGCTGGAGAAGTTATTTCACCAGCTTCCGTTATTTCGGTTTATTTTGATAAATTAATTACCGAAGTAATGAAAATGAGAACAGGTATAACATCTTTATCAAATGAATTGGCTGTATCATTTAGAGCAAGATTATTAAAAAGTCCTTTATTTAGAAAAATATTATATATTTTTACAGCATCAAAAATTTTTAATTTCCCAATAAGAAATTTAATATCAAAGATAACCAAATCTACTGCAATGTCTGATTTACAAAAAGCTAAGAAAAATCCTATTCAATTTGTTGTCACTTCATTAAATTTTATATATGCTTCAATAAGAGATCAAACAAAATATTTAAGAAATCTTGCAGTTGCTTTTATCGGTAAAAAAGAGGCAGAAAATGAAAATATCTCAGAAACTTCAGAAAATTCAATAAAAAATGTAATTTCTGAAAAATATAAAAAAACAAAAGAAAGTGTAAAAGAGAATGTTAAAAAAACAAAAGAAAGTGTAAAAGAGAATGTTAAAAAATCAATAGAATTTCTTTCACTCTTAAAAAATGATAAACAATTTAGAGAATATCATAAAAAAGATTTAAAAAATGATATTAAGGAAAAATATTCAACTGTAAAAAATAAATTTAAAGAAAAAACAGAAAAAACACACGCATCTGTAATGGGTCATCTTAATAAATTCTTTAAAAAAGGAATGGGTAAAGACTTAGAAAAAGAAAATAAAAAGAAATTTTTCGGTAAAGGTATTGGAAAAATTCAATTTTTATTATTATATTTATTAGGTAAATTATATTTATTACCAGCTAAAATTTTATTATCTCCATTTTTGTTAGCTATGATGTTAAGAAAACCATTATTCGGATTAATAAAAGGAATTGGTAAATTAAATGTTGGAAAAATTGCTAAAGGATTAAGTAAATTTAGCTTATTTTTTTCAAAATTTGGACTGAAAACTCTTTTATCCATAAGTAGAGTTGCTATAGGATTTACAAAATTTTTACCAGGAATTGCTTCAATTATTGGTCTTTTTCAAATGCTTTTTGATTCTTTTAAAGGATTATTAAAAACTAAAGAATGGTTTAAAATAAAAAAGGGCGAAAAAGCAACAATGTCGGAAAGAGTTTTTTCTTTAGTTGGTGGTGCTCTTGGTGGTACAAAACAAGGTTTGGCAGGAGCTAAATCTGGAGCATTGAAAGGATTAGGTGCTGGTATGGCAATAGGTTCGACGGTACCTATTGTTGGAACGTTTATAGGTGGTATAATTGGAGCCATAACAGGTGGTTTACTAGGAGCTATTGGTGGTAAAAATATTTCTTTAGGATTAAGTTTAGCATGGAATGAAGTCAAATTTCAGGTTAAAAAATTATGGGATTTAGTTACATTTCCTATAAGAATGACGTTAATGTTAATGGGTAAAGTTAAAGATTATATTGGAGAAAAAGTAAAGAGTATTTCTGATTTTATAGGTATAGATATTGGAAAAGTATTTAATGTTATAAAAAATGTAATTCTTGCACCGATAAGATTTGTAATAAATTTAATAAAGAAATTTGATCCTTCAGCTATAACAGAATCATTAGAAGGAGCCAGAGAAAGACAAAAATCTAGAATTGAAGAATATAACAAAAAAGGAAAATATGATGTAGGAAGATATGAATCAATGTTAAATAAAACAAAATCATATCATACAGGTGGATATAATGAACGTGAAAGATATGCTAGATTATTAAAAGGTGAAGTTATTGTTCCAGATTATATTGTTGAAAAAGCGAAAAGATCGGGAATATCTCCAGAGAATATAAGAAGTGGTTTATTTATAGAAATGGCTAAATTTAATAAACAAAATATTTCTGATTCAACAAAAGGGAAATTAGTTGATAAAAATATGTTAATAGAAAATGATATAACAAAAGAATTATTAATAAAAAATTCTATTTCAGCAAATAATAAAAATTCACAAAAGGCAAATGAAGAATTATTTAAAAATTCACAACAAAATAATACAAATATGATAATGAATGTTTCAAGTAGTATGATGAGTTCAATGAAAAATATTGATAGAGGGTTAAATAATCTTTCAAATAAAGGAACTTTATTAGATAGACATTTAGATAATATAATTTTAGGTGATATTGATTAAGGAGATTAAAATATAAAATGCCAACAACAACTTCAATAATGAAATATGTTAAAGAACCAAATATTAAAAAAAGTAATGTTCCTGATTTAATAGGTGCTCCTCCAATTCCCCCACACAAAAAAAGTAATGGTGTTTATATTAACTCATTACCTATTGCATATATTACGCCTTGTTTACCTAGATTTTCTGAAGGAATTAATTCATTTAGATTAATACCACATTGGAAAACCTATAATACAATTTTAGAATCATTAGGTTATTCGATTTCATCAAAACCATTAAAGGTTGTTTTTGTTGCAGATTCATTTCCAACAGAAACATTCAATAATGAATATGGACAAACATTTTTATCTAGAATTACAGATGTTGTTTCTGATACAGCTAGAGACATTACACAAATGACTGGTCAGAGAACTTCTTCTGATGCATTAAAACATATTTTTGAAGCAATGTCAGATATGGGTAATATTTCAGCAGGAATTGGTAAAACCGGAATGAATGCAATGGAGGAACTTGGAAAATTTGGTGAGGGAATATCTAAAAATCCAAATTTGAGTTGGGGTAAAGGTTTTGTGGAAATGTCAGATAAATTATTAGCCGGTCAAAAAATAGATTTCCCTTCAGTTTGGAAAAATAGCTCATATGGAATAAATTATTCATTACAGGTAAGATTATATAATCCATCTCCAGGAAATAAACAAATGACTGAAAAATTCATTATTGGTCCATTAGCTGCGTTATTAACATTAGCTTGTCCTATTATTCAAGGAGATGGTGAAACATATTCTTATCCATTTTTTGTTAAAGTCAGAACAAATGGACTATTTAGTTTAGAATCTGGTGCAATATCATCAATAACAGTTACGAAGGGTGGTGATCAAGGACTCGTTGCTTGGAATAAAAGAGTAGGATTGGTTGATGTTAGAATTGAACTTCAACAATTATTTTCAACAATGGTTATAGGTAAAAGCGGTACAGATAGACCTGTTTTGGGTGAATATCTTAATACGTTAAAAGCTAGCAGTGAAATTGAACCAATATATTCATCATCAAGTGAAAAAAGAATACCTGAAAGATTATCTAATTATGAATATAATCCCTCTTCAATTAAAAGTGTACCAGAAATGGATTTACATACAGATTCTAAACCAAGAGTACCCACATCTATCAGAGAAGCTCATCTAGCTCTTCAAAAAACTAAACCATCTATTGAAGAATCATAATTTTTCCCTTTCATTTTAAAACAAAAAAGTCTATATATATTAATTAGTGAATAAAAATAAAATGAAAGGGGAGCTTTTATGTTAAAAATTGTTAATGATACAAATTGTTTTGTGTTTGTGTACCATGATCAGACTTTCAAGATACCCAAGAAATTTTTCACTGACAAGTTAGAGAAAACCTATCGGATTGTACCATCCACCCTTCCGAACGTAACAATCTATGTTCGGAGAAATGAACCTTTTTTCATTCCTCGGTATGAAGGACCTTTAGATGAAAAAATCATCAATGACGTTCAGGAAAAATTAGTCCCAATTATGACTCATTTTGAGTCACAAATGGGAAAAACGGCAAAGGAAATGTCGTATCCTGATATCGAGGATCTTCAGATTCCTTCATTGGATCTGAAGAATATCTTGAGTTTGTCATACCAAATACCCAAGGTAAGAGTAACAAGCGGTTCAAGCGTTTATTCAAAGGGAAAACATATGTTTTATAAACTGGATTCCCTTGTTCTGACAAATGAACTTAGACCAGTTCATTTTATCATCATTAGCAACAATAAAACCAAGAAATGTTTCAAACCATTATTGGTTTCATCTATTTCTTTTGATAATAATGTAAAGGTCAAATCAAAAAATTCCATTAAGGTTCATTGTGATTTTAATGAAAATGGTCGACGTTTATTGTTATTAGAGCATACTGGAATTTTGACCATCACACAAAATTCAGTTAAAAATGAAGTTGAATGTGATGGAATTTTTATAGCATCATTTTGGCCGAAACAAGAAACTGTTATCGAAGAAATTTAATTTGTAAAGAAAAGAAGCCATTATATTATTTATAATATAATGGCTTCTTATAAAACATCAAGGAGAATACTCGTGAAAAATATAATTTCCATAATGAAACCTAAAAGTAGAATAAAACCTTCAGAAGTTAAATTAGATATTGAAGATTATAAAAAATTGATGCAAATTAAAGGTAAAATATTTAA